ACCTTGGATTCCTACTCAGGAGCTGAATTAGCTTCACTCCTAAGACAGAAGTATAAGATTAATGCAGGAGGTAATAAAGATTTACGTCATTGGGCTGGGGCGGTCAGAAACGAGATGGAAATGGTCGTCTTCGCTCGCTTCGGAATGTTCCCAATGAATATTGTAGTAGTCTGCCATGAGAAGATTTATCAGAATGAGAAAACAGGAGAGATCATTCGACAGGCAGACACCTATGGAAATCTTGGCAACACATTCGGTAGAGGCTTCTCAGAAATGTACCGTATGGTTAATATTCCCAATATAGGCCGTCAGTTACAAACCCAAAAAGATGCAATGTGGAACGCAAATTCAAAGTATGCTCCAAACCCCTGCGAGCCTAGTTATCAAGCGATAGTCGCTTCAATCACGGAGGCCGAAGATGCCTAATTTCACCCTTAACAATCAAATGTTTTATGTTTCTTGGTCTGAAGTTTTACTTGAGGCAGATTCCGATGAAAGGTTTCATATTGGTAGGGCTTTAGATAGTTTAAATGAATTGAATAAATTGGGAACTGAAATTGTTCATCGAATGATTCGAGAAGACAAAATTGATTTAACCGCCAACCAAGGAGAATAAAAATGGCAAAAATTGGTACTATTCCGCAAGTTGTAAATGATCCATCAAGCAGCATTGATCCTGGAATTTTCGTCTTTTCTTGTGAATCAATAAAGGAGGGAGATCATAAAGATCAACTTATTTATGATTCAGTGTTCAGAGTTCAAGAACCTATCGCCTATAAAGGACAGGCTCATTTTGAACGCTGGTTCATTGGAACTGATAAAGACCCCGAAGCAATACTTCCTGAAACTTGGACAAGTAAAGCTGGACACATGAAGAAAGCCTGTGATGCTATGGGAGTGCCTTTTCTCGGCCAGAATCCTGATATGATTATTCAGCAAATGGTCGGAAAACTGTTCTGTGCCAAGATTGTTCACAAGCAAACAACAAAAGATGGAGTTACTTACACTAATGCTCGTGTTGTACAATATGGACAGCATGGAACCATGACGCCGGAGGTATTCGTGTCAGACAACGGTCAGTCTCCTGTTACGGCTCCAATAGCTCCAGCTCCATTGCCTGCTGGAGCACCCGGTGTAGGTACTCCTGTGGCTCCTCAGACGGGCATGCCTGCCAGTCCGGCAGCACTTCAACAGGGAGGTCAACAGGCACCTCTGGGCCCTCCACTGCCTCCTCAGCACCAATAACGAGGAGGCCACAGGCAGGAGTTGTCTGGTTGACTTGTGATGTCTGCTCTCAACAGGTGGATTCAATGCAGTTTGATGAGCATACGAACAGGCATTTGACTGATCCGAAAGATCCATATTTTGTGCAGGTGCGGTAGGGGAGGATGCATAGAGGCGGGCACACGTCTATAGTTCTAGCAGGGCCTCCCCGGAGATGGGATCTCCTACAACCCTGTTAGGATGCTGTACCAATAAATAATGTTGGTTGCGTAGTATGAGAGTCACAATACGACATGGTCGTTCCTGTTACGCTGGGGTAGTGTCCAGCCGCAAGCCGCTTAATAAATCAAGGCGGGGGTAATTTCACGGCTGGCCCGGTCGTTAGAAGTATTCAGGTCCCGCCCACTTCGCAGGTGTCAAACACCTGGATACCTCTGGGCAGGAATTTTCAGACTGTGAGCGGCGTGGTGACTTTAGAGGGTCGGCCCTCCACGGAATCGCTATAAGGCCAGTTAAGTAAAACAAACCCGGTGACTTCTGGCAAATCCGGCCTCACAGTCTGATTTAAATTTGAGTTGTGGCGGCTAATTGAAATGGGCGTGGAGGAAGTGGACCGAAAGGAAAGCATGAGCCCGCAAGATATCCGATTCTAGAGTCTGATATCGGCCGTGAGCGAATCTCCTATCCCACAACTCATTTTCACTTCTAATCGGAGAAAATCATGGGAATGCCCGATCCAAAAGTTAGATGCTTTAAATGTGATATACAAGTTTGGGAAGCAAATGTTGACCAGTTTGATCGCTGTCCAAACTGTGATAATTCACTATGTTCTTATTGTTGGGAGAAAGAACATATAGTTGATGATTGTTACCGATGTAATACACCAGACTCAAAAGAAAAGGTTTTGCCTAATACATATAACGGAGTTTGGTAAGACACAAATATTTGCCGGGTTCCACAAGATGACCCTTGGTAGGTACGGCGCGAAGACAATGAGAGTTGGGCTCTCGTAAGACCGTGGGGACAAAACCTGCCACCCGGTTTCAAATTCAGACTGGTGGAATTACTCAGGTAGGACAATCCTGCCCAGTCTGATTTAAATTTTGAGTTGTGGGCCACATTAGAATATACACGCCTATAATTTGCTCGTCCGGCAGTTAATTGCGAAGAGGTCTTTAATGCCCGGATACGATATCAGAGAAATAAAAGACCGTTTGTATATTCGCAGGCCCACAACTTATTTAAATTTGAAAGGAGATTTCATGAAACAATGCATTCTATTATTTATATTCGTATTTACTCTGATTGGATGTGGTGGGAAAAGCGACACACTTGGTCAACCATGTCAGCTTTATCTTCATAGTGAGGGTACTACAGATGCCCGTGAAGCGGCGTGCGAGAAGTATAACAAGGAATACCAGAAACAGAAACAATTAGCACAGTAAAATACATTCAAGTATATTGCCGGGTAAAACATCATAAGGGTATAGGTTCTTGCTAAACCGTATACCCCAAAAAGATGGGCGGTCCCTATACAATAGGTGAAATAACTGAAGAAGGGTAGTAGCTACCTGCCACCCGGCTTACTTATTGGAGGATTGAGAGATGAACACTTGCAAGGATTGTAAGTGGTGGAATGACATCCACAAACGCATTAAAGGGGAGTGTTCTGAGATAGGACAGAGAGGGTTAATTAGTCATCCTGAAATTCCTTATAAGACTATTTATTCTTATGAAACCTTTAAAGACTTCGGCTGTATCCATTGGGAGAAGAAAGAATGAGTAATCATGTATGGATAGTTGAATATGGTAGTGGTAAATCTTGGAAGCCCGATCCAAATAAATATGATGAATCTTTGCATCACCCAACAAGGAAAATAGCACTGGATCACAAAGAATGTAATCACTGTGGCCACCCAAATAATCTCCGTGTCTGCAAATATGTGAGGGAAGAAAGATGAATGATCGACTGGAAGAGATTAAGAAACGCTACATTCGGGAAACTATGGATCATGATACTGCATGGCTCATTGCAGAAGTCGAGCGGTTGCGTTGTAAAGTTGTTGGTCATGAGGTTTGCCAAAAATGGTCAAACAAAGAAATCGAATCCCTGCAATCCCAACTGGCGCAGATGGAAACGGAACGGAATAATTTAAGAAGCGTGGATTTAAGTCAACGAGAAGCGTTACAAGAACTCGAAAATAAGCTGGCGGCAGTTGGAGAAGAGTTGGCGGCTTCCCGAGTTGTTATGGACAATCAGCAGACTGCTATTGAAAAGTGCGACAACAAGCTGGCGGAGGCTGAAGAATTTATTGAAAGTCAAAGTAAGGATATTTGTGGCTATCTAAATAAAATTGCGATGGTGGAGAAGAAGTGGGATGGCGCGGAGAAGGAAAACGCCAAGCTCGAGGAGCAGGTGGAGGAGTTGGAGAATCCAAGTATAGAAGTAAAATCAATTCAATGTGATAGGTGTGGAGAAATACTTGTAAATATTCCAAAACTTCAATTACGCCATCAATGCAACGATCCAGCGCAAGGGAGCGGAAGATTATGACTCCAGAAAAACTAAAACAACTGGCAGAATCAGCGGCGGAGTTTTTGGGGGCTGATGAGAATAATTGTATCTGGGTGCATGAAGGCGCTTCAATTGAAATAATCCCGGACAATTTATTTGGCGTAGATAATGACAAAAGGGTTGCCCCATCATACTTCATGCACCTTGGCAAGCAGGAGATGGAGAAGCTGGGGTTTAGTATTCGCTGTGAGCATAGGCTCAATTATCAAAGAGTTTTTATTAAGAGGGATGATCTCGAAGAGGATTGGCAACTATCTCCAGTATATGTTGAAGATGAAAATGAATTCATGGCATTCTGGAGCGCATTACTGGAGGCGGTGAAATGAAAAAACCAACGATTGAAGAGCTTGAAAAGATTTTATCTGATCCTGCTGAAACTATAATTATTTTGCCTAATGGGGAAGTAAGGACTACTAAGGATAAAAAAGCAAAGAGTGCTAAACCTGAAGTCCTTTCCATTGATGAGGCGTTGAAAAGGAGTACTTATTAAAATGACTAACGAACAATGTATAGCCGTGGCGGAGAAAGTTTGGTGGTGGGAATTTGATAAAGCTCGGGCTCTTCACACAGACGGGTTAGTTTTACTACAGCGCACAGATGTTGATGAGCAAGTTGGATTAATAGGTTTAAGAATGGATATAGAATCCTGGCAAGGCTTCGGTAGGACGTTGGAGGCTATGGAAGCAAGGGGATTTGACCTCGGTATTAATTATGAACCTTTTTTATGTTTTATTAAAGGTGACATCAGTATAGAGATTATTTGGGGCCACAAGATGATTAAACTGATCGAAGCAACTCACCTCGCCGCCCTGGAAGCTGTGAGGAAGGAGAAGGAAGATGCGGAAGTGTAAACATAGAAACTACGAGTATCTTGCCATTAAGAGCACTTGTCATTCAGTTAAGTATTGTAATGATTGCGGTGGATTAAAGTGGTCGTTTAGGAGTCGCTGGTTATTGCCTAAACGCCATCTCAAGATTATGGAGGGGAAGTAGGTTGGGAATATTTCGTAAGATTATAGCCACTTTTATTTATTTACCGATCTGCCTATTCGGTGAATTTTTAGACGGGTTGAATTGTATATGGAGAGAAAAATGACCAACAACGAAATCATCCATGCCGCTGTCATTGCGGCTACGAAGTATTGGGAGGAGAAGTTGTGATGAAATTATTGTGTTGACTGGGTTTTCATAACTGGGATAAATATGGGAGGGTATGAGAAACGCAATAGGAAGACTTAAATGCTTTTTTGGACGCCATGAATACCCCAATGAGTGGCTACGTTATACAAGCAACATTAGAGCTTGGCATAAAGACTGCATCTATTGTCGGCATAAAGGAAGGATATGGAAATTCGGGTGTAAATTAAAATAGCTTATGAAACCTACGAGGAAGTGATGAAACATTTTGTTAGAAAACTCTGTAAAAAACATGCTTATGCATATATGTACGGACGAAGGCTGTTTGTGGATAGAGTCTGTTTCTTTTTCTGTTGGAGGTGTCAATGATCCAATCCAACAAACAAGTCCCAGACTGGGGTGATGCTTCATCCCGCTTCATCCTCATTGGAGAGGCTCCAGGCCAAGAGGAGGAACACCGGGGACAGCCTTTTGTAGGAGCTTCAGGACTCAAGCTCAATGAATGGTGGGCCAGAGCAGGACTTCATCGGGGAATGTTTTATATTACAAATGTTCTTCCCTTTCGGCCTTGGAATAATGATATCTCTAAGGTTCCTCAAGAAGAACTTGATTACTGGTCGGAGCATCTCAGGAAAAAGATTAGTGGTCTGCCTGATCCTTTCATCCTGATCCCAACAGGGAAGACAGCTCTTAGGGCTCTTCTCGGAAAAGATAATATCTCAGACCTTAGAGGATCTATACTATCTTACGAAGATGGTCATCGGACAATCAAGATGATTCCAACTATTCATCCAGCAGCAACTTTTAGGACTAAGAAGAAGAAGTTTGAAGCCAGATGTATTTATGACTGGATGCGGATTGCATATGAGGGGCAGTTTCAGGAAATTAAGTTACCGAAGCGTGAACATTACACAGCACCTACCGATGCAGATTGTGCGGGTTATGCAGCATCCATTTTGGCGGAGCCTAATAAGCCGTTAGCAGTAGATATTGAGACTCATCCACAGGAAGGAATTACTTGTGTGGGATTTGCTTGGTCTAAAGATTATTCATTCACAATCCCCCTCGGAATCAGGCGTCAAATCCACCTCACCGGAAATAAACCCAAGGAAGCTAGAGAACGGGAAACAAAGAAAGCCAATGACCGTATCTCCAAAGCAGTATTCCACAAGGAACACCCTCTTGAAAGTTACCACACAAAGAAGAGAGAATTGAATGCAATTGAGAAGTGGAGAACTCAAAAGAACCCTCTTAAGACGATTTGTAGGATTGTAGAAGAATACGAACTGGAACATAAATTACCTTCAGAACCTTGGAAATCAGATTCGGGATACTTTATTACGGTTGGTTACTGGGAAACAGAGGAGCAGAATGAAAAAGCAAAAGAGATTATCAAATCGCTCATTGAAGGAGACAATCCACTCATTTTCCACCATGGATTCTATGACACTTATTGGCTTACAGATAAGGTTTACTGGCTTAAAGAATTTATTGGATGTGAAATAAAGAATTGGTACTGGGATACCTTGGCTATGCACCATTGTCTTGTCCCCAATGAGGAACACACACTTGACTTTCTCGCCTCTGTCTATACCTCAGAACCATTCTGGAAAAAAGAAACCAAGGAAGCAGAAGCCAGTGGGAAGTATTACAAAAAGCAGGAAGTTCTTTGGAGGTATAACGGAAAGGATGTAGCTGTCACTTTTGAGTTGTATGAGAAGTTCCTGAAGATGCTCCAGGATTCTGGAAGGATGGATTTCTATTGGAAGCATTATTACAACTTGTTTGAGCCTCTTCTAGAGCTGTCGCTAACTGGAATCAAAGCTGATACTGAGAAGAGGGATCAGAGACGGGTGGAGTTTCGAGAAGAGCTTAATAATTTATTCATCGAGATCGAGAAGCAGGCAGGAAAGGCTCTTCATGGAAAGATTGCCCTCTCTACAAAGAAAGTCCAGGAGTACCTCTATGAAGACTTGAAGCTTCCCAAACAGAAACGCTATCGGCCGGATAAAAAGGAAAAGACTTCTACAGCTGATGAGCTGGCAATCAGGACTTTGATGCTAAGGTTTCCTGAAAAGTTAAATGTGGTAGGAGAGAAGATTCTCAGGTGTCAGAGATTGAATAAGTTATTAGGGTATCTCAAAGAAGCAAAACTTGATCCTGATGGAAGATTAAGGAGTCAATACAAATTTAATACAACTACAGGCCGTTTAGCTTCTGGCTCTAATCCCTATGGAAGTGGCGACAATGCCCAGAACCAGGACTTGGAATTGAGGGATATTTATGTTGCGGGATAGGAGGACGAATGTATAAAAATTTTGGGATTAGGATTAAAAAAGGCTCATCAGAAGTCACTTTTGAGAATTGTATCATTGCTTGTTGTGGTACATGTAAGTGGTGGGCACCTTGGAGTGAGGAAGATAACTGTGATGATGGTTATTGTGAAGAAGAAACAGCCTCATTAACAGTTAAAGTAACTGGGCCTCAATTTGGTTGTAATTATTGGGAGTCTAAGGAGTCTACAGATGTTGCTGGATAGACAAAAATAATAATCCACCTAACGAGGAATAGTCATGGCCAGGAAAAAAGAAACACAAGCACAAAAGATGGAAAAAATGATTAAGAAAGTTTTAAAGGGGCATCAAGGTACCACGGTCTCGAATAATGTTTTTACCGGTATAAAGTTCGATGCTGAAATTGCCTCAACAATAACAGCTATAGCGGAAGGACTTATAGAAAACGCTAAGGGCCTTCGAGCATTATCGGGATTTTTAAAGGCATCCAGCGTTAGTATTGGCTCCTTATTAGAAATAGGGGCATCGCTTGCTCCAGGAGAGGTAGAAATGGAGAAGGGAGTGAGGACATATGACACTTTTGGAGAAGAAGAATGATTCTGGCTGATAAACAAATTAAAGAATTACTTGTGAATCATGAATTGCTGACTCCTTACGAACTGGAGAAGAAAGTCTTCGAGGGAGTTTCTTACGGGCTTTCAAGTTGTAGTTATGATTTGAGGTTGGACAGATTTAACGGTCCTTCACATCCGTTTAATATTCTTCCAAATCAATTTGCTCTCGGCTGTACTCTCGAACACATTAGAATGCCCAACAACATAGTAGGACTCATCAAGGATAAGTCAACTTGGGCGCGTAGAGGACTATCCGTATTCAACACTCTAATTGATCCCGGCTTCGAAGGACAAATTACCTTAGAGTTAAAGAATCAGGGGAACGACCTACTTGCACTTCCCCGGGGAATAGGCATTGCCCAGATCATGTTCTTTGAGTGCGGAGAAGTAGAGAATCCTTACAACGGAAAATATCAGGGCCAGCAGGGAGTGACTGGTCCTATTGAGGAGACTGGCAAATGACTGATAAAGGATTTGATGCAGGAGCAGGAATAATAATTACTCTGTTCTTTGGATTTATACTCTATATTCTCGGATATCATTTTGGCAAAGATCAAGCTCGACTTGAAATTAACGCTCTCCACACCCAAATCGAAAAACAGAATTGTGAGGAGAATACTATTCCTAGATTAAGGAAGGGGTTGTTGAAGAAATGAGTAAATTTGCCCTTTATTTTAAATCCACTCATTTTCCTCGAAGGCTCTTGGCAGGATACACTTTTTCAACTGAGGAAGAAGCTGAAGATTTCAAGGCACGAATGGTATCAGAGTGTTTGCGGAATGAGTATTGGGTAGAACAGATTGATATAAATTGGGATAAAGAGTTGAAGGAGCTGAAATGAAGCCCTTTCTGCTTGAATTGGATTTAAGCCAAGTAGAATCCCGCATCTGTTACATGCGCACAAGAAACTCTATCCTTGTGGCCCAAGCCCAGAGCCCACCTTGGGAATTTGATGGGCATACCGAGACAGCTCAGATGATCTACGGGGTGGAAAAACCTACCCCTACTCAACGATATCTAGGCAAAAAAACATCTCATGGAGTAATGAGGGGGATGCAGGGAAAGAAACTGGCTGATGAACTTTTGAAGGAAGGAACCGTAATGGCAGTCTCTGACTGTGACTGGCTGATCCAGCGGTATTTTGAAACGAAGCCAGCAATTCGAGATGTATATTTTACAGAAGTCCGTCAGCAAGTTTGGGACGAAAGAAGACTGGTTAATTCCTGGGGCCGGGTTATCGAGTGGCCTTATGATAAATTTGGGGACGATCTCTATCGTGAGGCTTACTCGTGGCCCCTTCAGTCTGATGCTGCCGATCTGATAAATCAGCAGGGCTTGATTCCAATGTACCACTGGTTGAAAAATAGTAAAATGCATACAAAGATTCTTGCCCAAGTTCATGATTCACTTCTCTTTAATACTTGTATCGAAGAAGCCTATGATGTAGCACTGGCTTTCAAGGGATGGATTGCAAAGCCTATTGAGTATCCTGCTGGGCCGCTCTCGGTTCCAGTGACTTTTAAGATTGGAAGGACTTGGGCTGGAGATCATGAATGGAAACGATTACCGAGCAGAGAAGAATTTAATACTAAAATAGAAGAGATCATATGATTAAAAAACCTGCCTTAGACTCAATCGACAAACGACTTCTCCACATGCGGAGACTGTTCAACTTCATAAAAACGCACAGGCGGAATTGCCTGATGAATGATGCTTTCAAGTCACTCAAACGAGAAGCCAGAGGGCTTGATTCCATGATGCGTGAAGCTGTTAAATCTGGTGATGTGGAGTTCAAGCCCCGTGAAAAAAAGGTATGAAACAGACACCAATTTTTTGTCTCTTTATAGATACTATTGTGGAAATACCGAAGTCCCTGAGTTGTTTCATCTCTGGAGTGGTATCAGTCTGGTAGCATCCTGCATGGGTAATAATGTCTGGATAGAGAAGTTTAAGGGAGACAGGCTTTATCCCAATCTTTATATTCTCCTAATTGGTCCTTCAGCCAGTGGGAAGGGGATAGCTATCAACAAGGCTGTTAAGTTTGCGGATTTAGAGACCTCGATTATGAATCCTTTTAGGATGTCTGGGACCAAACGAGGAAGTATCCAACTCTTAGTGCGTCCCAGGAGGTTTCCTGATCCCTTCTATCATGGTTCCAGGATCTACATGATCTCTCCAGAACTGGTCAATGACATTGGTTCCGGTCCTCTGGCAGATGAATGGGTTCGTTGGATGACAGCCATGTTTACTGAGACGGATACCAAGTGTACGGATACTACTGGCATACATGGTATTCAGGTTCTTGAAAATCCGCTGATTAACTGGTTAGGTGGAAGCACTGAAGAATGGATGCGAAAGAGTATTTCAGAGGATGCAATTACCGGAGGATTCTTTGCTCGAACTGTAGTGGTTCCTGGAGAAGTCAACTATGAACATCGAGTACACAAGCCTACAGTTCCTTGGGATTTTGAAGAGGTCAGAAACCACCTTTCCCGGAGAATCTCATACTTCTGTCGGATATACGGACAGATGGTTCTTTCACCGGATGCAGAGCAGATTGATGCTCAATGGTACAACAATCGGCCAGCTCCCACAGAAGAATCTCTCAGTGCGATCTGGAACAGGGAGCATGATATCATTCTCAAAGTTGCAATGGTGATTGCCATGTGTGATCTTCTGCTCTGGGATGAAAGATATGATTTTATAATCAAAAGACATCATATCCAAGTTGCCCAAAAACTGGTTGCTGATGTGCGGGCAAACGTGGGAGCTATTATTAAACTGACTACTGATACAAGGGAATCAGCCATGTTTGAGACTGTAGTAAAGTATATTAAAGATGCCAAAAACGGAGTTGCCCATACGGCTCTCCTGAAGAAAGTTTATCCTAAAGGAATAGGATCGAAGCTCTTGGCGAATCTGGTAGCAACTCTTATGGAAGCGGGGCATGTAGAGATTGAGTTTCGAGGGGAGAGAAGGGCTAAATATTATGTATGGAAGAGGAAGAGGTTAGGGTGATGGGTGAGATAATATTTGAGATTACTTTACAGATTTTAATTGTTACTGTTCTCCTGTTATGGTTTTTCTGAAATCCTCTGCATCCTTGAAAGTTCCATCAGGTCTTTGAAGATCCGGAAAGAATTGCTCAACTGGAAGTCCTGCATCTCTGAATTGCCGAATGAACCTGCTTCGGGTTTTGGGGTCAGCTGCAATGGTTCTGGAAGCAGAGCCCACAAGAACATCTGTAATGTTCTGAGTTACTTGAGCTACCAGTGGGTGGTTGTTAGTAAGTCGCAATCCTATAGTCAGCCACTTAGTTCCAGTCTCACTTGTCAATATTTTTGCTATCATTGCTGGAGAAAGTACAATAAGTCCTTGTTTGAACCTACTTCCGCTGACTGTATTGGTTGCTAGATTCAGCATCAAACCACCCTGCCCGATATTAATCAAGTTGAATCCAGGTTTCACACGAGCAGCTTGAGTTAATTCATCCGGTCTAAATCTCTCAGCGATTGTGGCTATGTCCTGTAGGACTTGAATCTGGTTGTTGTTGAAGACTTGTTGGAGACTTTCCAGTTGCTGCTTGTCGAGAACTTGATTAAAGTTCTCAATGTTACCCCGACTCATTAAATCATCCGCAAAAGCTCTCTGGAACATAGGCCAGTCACGTTCACCGACAACACTTCTTAGGGCTTTAATGTTAGTTACATCACCAGTTTGGAAAAGTCCTTTGAATAAATCCTCCGGATCTTTGCTTACAACCTTTCTTCCAAGACCAGATTTCTGAAGCTCGAGCATTTCAATGAATCTGTCTTTGGCTTCCCGCAATACTGTGAGAGCTTCTGCTTTATCTCCTGTACCTTTAAATTCAGCCGCTTCAATACTTTCCGAGATTCCTTTGAAGAGTTGTTTGACTTCACCCTCTGGAAGATTCTTTAGTTTTGCGGTCTTGGCTCCGAGACGCTTCTGAAGTTCCCTTGCCTGCTCAAAAGTTATAAACTCTGAAAGTTCTCCAACCTCTTTTGCTAGCTTCTGAACAGCTCTGAATTGGAGACCCTTTGTTACGAGACTTTCCTGCCTTAATACTTCAGTGGCAGCTTGCTTGAATGCGTCCGTTGGAATGATTTTGGATTCACCTGCTAACTCACTAGCTTTATCGAAGAGTCTCCCAGCTTCATTGTCTAAAATTTCAATCGTGTCATCGAAGGAACTCTTTGCAAACTCTCCAAGCTCAGACATTACTTTCCTGGGACCAGTCTTGTCCAAGAACCTATTCTGAAAAGCCTTAAATAACTTGACTCTATTATTGTTAAAGCGTTTTAAGATGCCGCCGGAGAGAAGCCCCTGTTTAGCAAAACTTTCTAATCTTCCAAGAAAAGTCCGCGAAGTAATTTCAAATGGAGTTGGCTGTATTCCCAATCTCTCAAAAGCTTCCATTGCTGCAATGTCCTCTGGAAGAAGAGAGCTTGAAAACGGAGCAAGTCCAGTATTCTTGAAGCCTCTAGCTGCTCGTACAATACCTTGACCGCCAGCTTCTGCAACTAATCCGAAGACTCCTTCCTGTCCAATTCTCTTCATAGCTTCTTCAGATGTTTGAGGAGCTTTTGGATCAGAAGTGATCTGCATGATGATCTGTTCAATTGCTTCTCCAGCAGCAGAACCTAATGAAGCAAGTCCAGCCATTGCTGGAGGACCACCAGGAATTCCAAGAATACTACCACCAGTTCCTCCAATAACAGCGCCAAGGGGAAATCTCTCTTCTTCCGGCCCCACAATAGGTTCTTGTCCAGGAACTACTGCCTGACTAGGATCAAGATTTATATCAAGCTCTGGTTCTTCAGCGAGATCAAGGTCTCCAAGTCCCTCTTCTTTTCGCTGAAGTTCAAACATTCGCTTCTTCTTACGAAGTTCTTGTAGACGGGAAAACTTTTGCTCTGTTGTCTGTTGTTGTGGAATTACGTTATCTACCAAGTTCTTTCTCCAAAGCTTCTAGTTCAGCTTCTTCCGCTGGTGTCAGGGCTGTGTTGGTTATTGGGGGTATTCCAATGATTCTCCTCCGGCTGTTGTCGATGATTCTAGCCAGCTGGCTCAGTTTCTTATCGGCTAAAGCTTTACTGTCTGGGACGACAAAAGTTTCTCCCCGTCCTGGGAGTAGTTTTGGGAAGCTCTTCCTGAAGTCTTCAGCATCAAAGTCAGTGATCCGAGCCTCACCGAACGCTCTCGCAATTGTTCTAGTGACAGCTGTTACGGTAGATTCGTAAAGAATTGCATCTGGATTCGTTTGTGTGATTTGTTGTATTGCATTGGGTCCAGCTTGTATAATTCTGTCAATGAGATCATCGTCAGTGAATAACTTCTTTGCAAGCTCTGTGATTATTTTTACGTTGTCCAAAGAGGAGTTTATATTTGCTAATGCAGTACGCATTCCAGCAGTTACAACAACACCATCAGCTTCTAGTATAGTTTTGTAATTCGTGCCAGCTTTAAATGGCGCGAAAGTTTTTGGGTTGATTATTTTAATGAGATCATTCGGATCAACAGGGAGCTTTAATCCAGCCTTGATCTTAGCTTCAGCTACAGCAACTCCTTGCTGTGCTGCTGCTTCAACTTTCCTCTTCTGGACTTTTTGGATTGCGCTCCCTACAACTGCTGCTGTACCTTTTGGATCATCCCTCATTCCTTGTGCAAATTCTTCTGGACTCCTGAAAGTCTGTTGCAGCTCTGCTTGAACTGCTTCACTGAGTTCAAAAGCATCAACGTCACCTTCTTGGAACAACTTCTCATGACGCTTGGAGACAAAGCCATTGAAGCGATCCACTTCATTGTTGACTGATTCTGCTAACAGTGCATTACGTTCAGCGGTTGTAGGTCTCTTTCTATTATCCTGCCGAAAGATTCCCTCTTTAATTCGAAGTCCTTGATTCACAGCTTTGTTGAACTCACGATCAAATAATGCTTTAGCTTCCTTAGAGTTCCGCATTGGACTGTTGGCAAGCAATCTCGCTTTATCTGCTGCTGTGATTCTAGGAAATGCTTTTGAGACTTCATTATTGAATCTTATGAACTTCTGACCCAGTGTAGCATTCTTCCCAACTGTCCTAGATATGGAACCACCACCTGGAATAGTTAGAGTAACAGTAGTTGGAGAATCTATGCGGACTACGTCCAGTTGCGATATGAAATCTTGAATAGAAGCGAGTTGCTGTCCTCTCACATCTGGCTCTACAGGCTGCGGCCCTTTAACTTGAGGCGGTGGTGGGACTACAGTCGGAGTTACAATTGTAGACTGTATTGGTTGTGGTACTTCTCGCCCAAAAGTTGTAGTGTCGAAGGGAACCTGCTCTGGTCCTCCTCGAATTAAAGGCGGACCAGTCTGAAGTGGAGGCTCTACAAACCCAGTAGTGGGGACATCAGTGATTTCAGAGATTGGGGGAGCTGATGGTCTCTCTTGAATTTGAGAAGGAACTCTTGGCTGTATTGATGGAGTTGTAACAGCCCCTAAAGTTGCTGGCTGTATTGGTACTAGTGGACCGAGTATTCCAGGTTGCTGTTGCGGTAGTTGTTGTGTTGGAGCAGGTGCTGCACCAAGACTTGGCAATCCTTGGCCCCCTAATCCTGAAATAGCTTTAAAGAATTGGTCCCTGAATTGTTGAGCCTCTAAAGCTTTTTGCTCGTCAAGTGTAAGCTGGCCTTCACGGATTTCAAGTCCACGTTCTTGAAGCCCTAATCCACGTTCCTGAAGCTCTCTCTGGCTGCGCCGGCCCTTAATCTGCTGTCCCAACTGAAGACCTTGAGCGATTCCTTGGAAGAGACTGTTTATTGTATTTCCTGTTCTTCTTCTGGCCATAATTAAAATCCAGGTCCAAAGGCTCCTGCACCGGCACCAGCCGCACCAGCAGCAACTAACGGAGTTGCAGTTCCGCCAGTTGCTAATATTGCTGCAATACTAAGAGCTGCTCCAACTCCACTAAGATCCTTACTCTCTGGTGGTTGTCCTGCTTGTATTCTATTAATTGCTTGAGCCTGGGCTCCTCCACTGACTCGGCTGAATTGTTGACTGCCTTGAAGGGCTCCTTGAGCAAGTTGCGACTCAGCAGCAACCCTTTGAGCCAGAAGCGGGAGGAAATTCTGAATGGTATTCGTGAAAACATTCAGTGGGATTCCAGCTCTCTGACGACCAAATTCAGAACCAGTTTGCGCCAAGAGTCTGTCTATTCCAAACTGCCCTCTACCTCCTGCCTGACGAGCTCCAAACCTCTCTATATCCCCAATTGCCGATCCCTGAGCTAAGAGACTCTCTTCAGTTCCACGAGCAATAAGAGGTCTCAGGAAGCCTGTAGCCTGTCCTTGAAGAGCGTCAGTAAGTTGTTGTAAAGGTAAATCAAATCCACCAAGAGCTTCCCCTGTGGCACCTCCCCGGAGGAATTTAAGGAATTCTCCCCCAGTGCCAAGAATATTCTGTTCTCCTTGGATATCTCTTCCTTGTGGTACAGGCTGAAAATCAGGTCCGCCGCTACTCATCTTTAGGTTTCCTCATATGCTTGAAATCATTTCTATGAAGGGATACAATCCAGCCTGGATCGTTTCCATAAAGCTCTGGTACTATCAGACTTATATTGTATCCCAGTTTCTTGTGTATTTCCAGCAAGTCGGGTTGCTTGGTGACTCCTATGATAACTGGAGTCAGCTTGAAGGCTTCTGTCATGATCGTAAATAGATTCTTTGAGAAGCTCATTTTGAATCTCATATCCTCTCGACACCACAGGCCCATCCAGGTTCCATTCAACCAAGGATTGAACCAGACAAGCATCCAAATTCCTTTCTCGTCTACATCGAAAAATGACATGTAGGAATTTACCAGAAGAGTCATAAAGTCGTAGGAGCTGGTCTGTTCCTTCTCGAAGAACATCTTCTTCAGGTCGCCGGATTTTTCTAATTCCATCCATAGTTGTTGAACCAGTAAATTATGATTATTATCCCTGCTGTTGTAAAGGAACATTGTTTTCTCTCGGTATGTAAATATCGTAAAGGATACGGAATATCTCCACACGCTTGGAGACTGATCCCGCGAATCGAAGACTCAAACGGTTTCCGGGTTTGAGTATTCCATACTTTCTGATTGTTCTTGAAGAAGTCTTTAAGAGTGGGAGTGTCGTGGAGACTTCATTAATAAACATGGTTGGAGTCAGTGTTTCATCCTGGGTATCTGCCTCAATGAATATATTCCTGATTACTGCGTCCTTATCCGGGTCCATTGCCAGAGTAGGAATCTCCCACTCAACATCAATTGCTGTGGCATCATCAAGAACACTTCCTACATTCTCCAGCAACTGAATCTTAGCAGCAACAGTTGCTTGGAGACTGCCTGTTTCTCTTTCGTAGAATAAAGCATTTGTGCCGACTCCGACATTTCTCCAAGTTTTCTTTATTAGGTTGTAAGCAAGAGTCACTGACGTATCAGAAATAATATACTCAGTTTCAGTAACTGTTGCAACAATTCCAGTGAAGCCTATAATGTCCTCTAGAGTTTCTCCTTTGAAGATGCCTTCAATTGGACCTATATTCAAGGGTTCTGATTTGATTCCGTTGAATATCTGGATTGAATTCTGGCCTTGGTAGATAATTCCATCAGAAGTTTCAGCCACTGTAAAAGACTGAGTTGTTCCTGGTGCTCCTCCGATTCCATTGACAGTGAATATTCCTTCAGTGCCTGATCCAGTCACCTCGAATATGGTTGTAGGACTGAAACAGTAAAGAACTCCTTTCCAAGAAACTGCAGGATTGATTTTATCATCATCACTACTTACATCTACATTGCCTTCTACTGCCTCAGCTCGGCCTTCAGGAGAGAAAGAGATTCTGCCTCTGGCTCCAAGAGTGGAATCATTAAACCACCACATTCTTCCGCCATGAGGACCAACACAGCCATTAAAGGCATCCAGAGGAGGAGTGTTATCGAGTGGAAGCTCAGTCGCTCCACTGAGAGCACTATCAGGATCGTTGTCAGTAAAAATCGTAGTGACATTATCAGCAATTGTCGCCAGTAAAAAGAAACTCGTTCCACCTGATACAGTACGCCAGATTTCTCTGGCATCAACTTGGGAGTCTGAGGATACGGGGATAGATGAGAGGTCTGCCTTATCAGAGGAAAGCGTTACAGATGCTGCTAAAGGATTTGAGTTGGAACGAGTTCCTGTGGCTGTGTTTGTGAAGGTTATCTTGTACTGATAGTCTCCAGTAAGGACTCCTGCAACTCCAACAGCTGCTGAAGGATTAGTGAGTGGAGCGTCTATACCCCACTGGGTTACTGTTCCACTGGAATTGATCTTAAAGAGGTCTCCGCCTCCGGCGACAAATAAGCTATCCTCGACACCAAGAGTAGGAGGCATCTTGGCGAACCGGAGGCGATCTCCTGTGAGTCCTGTTTTGGCCGAGACTCCATCTCTAAAGAATATTGTAGTAGCTCCGGCAAACCGGAGATTATTGAATTCAAATAGAGAATGAGCATCTAAAGACTTTACGAGCTGGGAACCATTTCTGGACTTCATAGTAGTCAGGGAGTCTGGGTGAAGTCCCTTGTTGCGTCTCTGGGTATTATCAGGGAGCTGGTCACTCCGGCCTTCTAGGAATAGTCCACCATCAAATCTGTTGAATGTAATATCAGGCATTGGCTATAACTCCCAGATTTCTAAGGACCGGAAGAATTGCATTAATTGCTGTTTGGTTCTGTCCTGAAGAACCTGCTGAGTCCGATATTGCATCTGCTTGAACTACTGGAGTTGCTGAGTAGAATCCTATTGTGGTTCCTGTATGCTTAATAGGACCGAACAGTTCTGTCGAGTATCCATCAAAGCCTTCAATCCTTTGAAGCTGAATTGTAATCCTCTGAAGGATTGTATTCAGGTCTACAACTAAATCCTGTAGATTCTCTGTTGGTTTGATTCTATAAGGTTCTCTGGCCATTAAGCACCATATCAGCAAGTTGGTTGCAGACTTCAGCAAAGTCTGGATCTTGGTATTTGGATTCTTTCTGGAATTCCTTTGATACTACTTTCAGGGCAATCGGTAAATCCATCCAGTCCGGGTTCTCATTCTGGACTTTTGTATGAATAAGTCCTACAGAGTATTCAGGAAAGTCTCTTCCCAATGGTTCTCCAAGAAGAAATGCAAAGTCTTTACTTGAAATCTGGGGCTCTGGAACCAGTCTGAATTGCTTTGATGTCTCGGATTCTACTACATAGAATTCCGGTGGTCCCTTTAGATCCTTCCAGTTTCTATTGTGAACACTCATGGATGACAAGGGCTCCCTAAAGACTATTTCAGAATCATAGAACATTTCAAGGATAAGACCCACATCATCGGGAATTGTATATTGAGAAGTTTCAGCGGTTATTTCAATAAGTCTGACATCTGTAAACAGGGGTTTCAGACTAAGCTCCTTCATCGTATTTTGATAAAAAGACTCAGTGGTTCCAGCTTCATTCTGCGTCAAGGCCATATCAGAAACCAAGGACTCTACAATTGCTTTACTCATCTCTGTAATCTCCTAAATCCTTCTGGAGCTTTTGAATCAACTCAACAGCAGGCTTAAAGTCTCGTTGCCGAATTAAAAGTACGGCAGTAGACAGGTCACTGACAAGCGGGACTGCATGATCTGGAAGACTCATATCCTGGTCTTCTCCGGGAATCAATCCCAAGTCTTTGATATAAGTCAGAGTAACCGTTGCTGGGTCTACTAGCACAGGGTAGATCAGTAAAAGGTCTAATCCGATCTGAGCAAATACTTGGGGTTCTCCTTGAATACTTCTCGGCCATGAGATATCTACATTCTTGAGGAACTGGAAGTTTGTCTTGACTAACTCCTCTCCGCGATAAGCAGCTTCAGTGACTATGAGAGCGTCTGTAAAGATTCCAGTTAGATCATAAATCAGTTTCTTTGGTCGAAGTGTTAAAGTTCCAGTTGTTGTGACTGATCCAGTGAACCTGTTGATGATTCTTTGAGCATGGGATATGATATCCAAAGCAAAACTTCTTGAATGACCTGCTCCAGCTTCATCACGTACTCTTCTCAGAATCTCAGTAACAATTACTCCAGCCGTAGTCGTCATCAGGTCAAAGATGTCCAAGTTAAGAGAATATGATCCCTAGCTGTTCTTACATCTCCCCGAAATTCACCTCGTGTAGAGCCATAAGACTCCAGAATAAACTTTGCATCCTCTACTGATTCATTATTGGCTATGAAATCTGTTCGGGCATTTCTCCAGATAGTTCTTTGACGGGATGCCATATTTCCCCAAGTGGCTCCTACATCTGCATTTCCAGCTTCTAAGGATTGAGACATCTTGTGTTCGTAAATATTCATTTTGACTCCCTCAATAATCATGTAGGAGTCTATGAAATTGGGAACTTCTTGGTGGCCCTCAAACTTCTCCAGTTTTAAGTATCCTGTATAAGCTACAAGAACATCTTCACTGGTGTACGGATAGAATTCAATAACTCGTTCTTCGTTGTCATTGATTCCTACCTCAGAAAAAATCAGTGGGCCTCCATCTCTTTGCGTTCTTCCGGGTTCTGCAAGATCAAGATCATCCAGCATGATTCTGGATATAGGAGTGTTATGCTTTAGATTCCGCATAGCTCCTATGGCACGAATGTTTTTGGGGAAGGCAATTGTACGTGGAGCTATGGTGTAGCTACTGGCAGTAACTGTATCATCGAACCAATTGGAGCGGAGAGTGATTTGGTTATTAGCGAATCCAGCAATCTCGAACCAGCCGTTCTTGGAGTCGGCTTTGAGATATCTACCTACAAGCAAGTTACTCCAAGCAGCTTGAGCGGTAGCATCTCCAGTAACTGTCTTAGAACCCTGAGTAGCTGTCATCGTTCCTGCTGTAACTGTTGCAGGAATAGTCAACTCCAGTAACCTACGAAGAGGCTTTGCAAGCGTAGCTGTGCTGAGTTCTACAATTCGATCCGAGACCCATTTCTGGGCAAAAAGCGGATCAACTCCAACTGTGTCTCCAATAGCAGACTGAGCAGTCTCCCTGACGTTCATGAGGAACCTCCAGAGAAGGATTAACCAGTGCTGCCGTAGACACCACGCCAAGAACCATGATCCCCATCGGTGTGGTTCTGGTAAACAGTAAAGACCGCATTCTTGGATCGGGGGTCATCAAAGGAATCAAAGATCGGAGTGTTCATCCACTTGAAGTGAAGATCGTGTTGATCCTTGTTAGCTAACATGAACCAATTCGTACTAGTTGTCAGATAATGATATACAAAGATTTTCAGCTCATCGTCTACAAGGGAGTTGATCTCATTGTTTGCCGTAAAAGGTCTGGATGAAGATCCCAGGATTTCACGGGCAACAAACCTGTTTGCAGGATCAATCAATACAATGGATGGAGACAAAAGGCTTGGAAGACCACGGCCATTGACCAGAGTTTCAAACGCTTGGATTCCATCTTGAAGTCCTGTAATTGATAACCCGATATCTACAGCTGGCCTGTTGGCAATCGTCTGACCACCTGGAGTTGTATGACTTGTTGAACATAAAGCATCACCATCAAAACCTGCAAAATTACCGTCAAAAGCATTATTAAAAACTAATGCTGCACTTACTTCCATCCGGTTTCTGGATGAACGAGCAAGCTCTTGAGACATCTGACCCATGACACCAAATAGATCTTGGTGCCACATTTCAAATGTGACTTCCATTGCCAATCCACGAGGGATTGAAGTTCGGGTTATATTGCCGCCTGCAATTGGCTGGTCGAGTGTAAACTGTTGCCCTTCAGGTTTTGTCGGCATAACTCCAAGACCGGCAAATTCTTGGTCTTGTTCATTTTGCCGAACCATATTACTAACGTTCAGAACTTCTTTGAATTCCAGAGGCCGCTCTCTGCGGGTATCCAGATAAATCCGATCAATAGCTGGATTAAGAAGCTCCGCAAATCCACTTGTTGCGTTAATCATTGCTGCCTCCTTATCAAGTTGTATTCATAAGTAAAGCATCTTTGATGAATACAAAGTATACCCTACCGTTCGTTGTTCCTATTGCGTCCTTGAAGCCAACTACCCGGACACTGGGATTGGTATTGTCGGTTTTATCCACAAACCACTCAGTGCCGGTTAACGTCATAGGATAATCCTCAAATAAATCCACAGCTGCAATATCTCCTGCTGAAATACTGGTTCCAATGTTTCCTTCAAAGACTACTCCAGAGACATCGGCTGGAACATAGAGTGTATCTGTTCCAGTTGTTGTAGATGCAGCCGCAGTAGCAATGCCGATAATGTCTGCTACAGGTTCGTTTCCAGCTTCTTGGATTTCACCTGTTGCCAGATCAGGGATCAGAATAGATCCTCTTTCCCATGTCTGGGAAGCATCCTCCGGGCCATTTCTTATGGGAATAGCCACCAGACCCTCTAACTTACCTACTGTTATTTCTTGAACTGCCATGTTTACCTCCTGTTGATCTGCATCCCAGGAAGATTTCCAGTCCTGAGCGCATTATCGAGTTTCATTTTGAATTCATTACCGAATAAAGAAAAGTTCGCATCGTTTTTATATTTGTTATAGGCAGCTTCTCCTCCAGCAGCATTACAGCTAAGAGCTACTTCAACCAGAGAAGAATCTGTTCCATACTGCCTTTCTAAGGACTTCCTGCGTTTCGCCAGTTCCAGAAGAGCATAGTGATCTTTACGGCAGCGCATTAGAAGAACATCTCCGATGGTACAGGTGTTCTCTGCTGAAACCTTAAAGCCTTTAGCATCTGGATCATTACCCATAACTACACTCCAAGGATGCTTCCACTCACCGTTCACTTTAATCTTCTCAGCCAGCCTAATCTCTACCATACGAGATGGGTGATCTACCGGGTGCTTGCATTGGGTCCAAGCATATTCAAACTTTGGATCGGCGCAAGGAGGGTATAGGAAGCCTTTGTCGATGTCATTAAGGATTTCATTGTCAGGCTCCATCTTGGAGGGATCAACAGCAAAAGACTCATTTGATTTCTGATCGATCTGTTCTTCCAGCTGATCCGTTCTTTTCTTGAGTACCTCCTGCCTTTCATCACCAGGAGGAGGGAGATTAGGCTCTATTGGCTGTGGTAATCCGAATTCGTCTTGATTTAGTTGTACCATTCGAATTCCTCCTCCATTTTCTTGTTCTCGTCTTCGACTTTCTGGAGGTCTTTAAATCCGTCAGTAAATCGTTTGACTCTTTTGGATTTCAGGGTTCCATCTTCCTTTTCTTCATAGTCTCTAAAAGGCATTGAGCTTCCTACTTTTTTAAGGAACTGGTCTGCATCAATGTTTTTCTGCTCCAGAAGACTCTGAGCTCTATCACTATAAACTTCCTCAGGTTTCTGTCCTTCATCCATCGGTTCACCTCTTCCGTTTTTGCCCCCGCCTGGAATTAAGACTCCTCCATTCTCTTCAGCTTGGCGGAGCATCTTTTCTTTCTCCTCTTTAAGGATTTCCTCCATGTGTTTCCCAGTCACATAAGCATAGGCTTCAGGAACCATAGATGGATCGGAGCTGCCTGATTTGTTGACTACCTCCATGATCTCTGACCTGTAACGTGAAAAGTGGGGCATTTTAGAGTTGGCTTCTGCCTGCTGGATTGCAAGAGAGGAAATCTGACTTCCGCCGAGTTGCTGGAGGTTGGTAATCTTTTCTTCGTGGGCTTTGGACTGGGAATCCAAGCGGTTATCGTAATACTCCATTAACTTGGAGGCATCTCCTTCATCTTGCATATGTCGGAGAGCTTCTTCTTTGGTGACTGTTGGAGTTGGGGGAAGAGGTTGCTGCTGCGTATTCTGGTTGTTCAGGGAATTAATGAGCTGGGTTTCTCGGCCCTTGTAGAGATCACGCTCCGATTGGAGTTTCTCTTCATGTTGCTTTGTGACTTCTGCAATCTTTTGATCGAGCTGCTCTTGAGTGATAGGCTGGGGGTCTTGCTGAGGTTTTTCATCAGCTTGGGCCTGCCCTTTGTTGGTTGGTTCCGTAGCCATGTGATTGTGACTCCTTTTGAGATTCTTCTAGTTCGAGAAGGATTTGACGGAGCACCGAAACGCAACCCTGAGTAAACTTAAGCTGTTCAGGATCAAGCCTCCAGTCTTCAAGCTGGTCTCTAAAGTGTTTGATCTTTGCTTGAATGTCCGCTTCAAAACTTTCATATGCTTCTTTATTAGACTCCAGATACGTAATCCATCTCATGATAAGTTCTCCTGTAAAGTGTATGAAAAGGTAGGTTAAGTGGTGGGTTGGAGGGCTCCTGCTGGATTCTGTTGGTCCAGTCCATCGAGAGCATTCATCAGGAAACCTAATTCGTTCATAGTGCTTTGATCTTGAACCGCTGCTGCCTGATCCAGTTCCTGTCCAAATTCTATTATAAACGCTTTTGGGTCTCGAATGGTATCCATTTGTCGAGCTATGCGTTCAACCAGTTCTCCGGCAGCTTTGGAAATCTTTAAAGCGATATCTCTCATTGGAGCGGGTGTTTGAGGATTCGTAGCAATAGCTCCAAGCTGAGTGATCTTCTCCCAATACTGTAGCATAATCTGAGATATCTGCAACAGTGATTGTAAACGGGAACCTTGAGAGGTACGGTCTGAAGTTGCTGTCAATTCTATGATTACAGACTCATCAAAGTCTTCTCGTTTGAACATGTCGATAACCATCTGGCCTCTGCCGTCTCCAAGGATATCTTTAATATGCTGACTTACAGAAGCATTCCCGGCTTTGATTTGTTCTTGGTATCTAAAAGCTCCCTGTTTTATAGAGTTTGAGAGTCCAAAACGCATGGAATCAAAAGAAGCTACAAAGCGACTGTTCTGTTGAGCGAACCCAAGCTGGGCTGTAGTAGCAGGAGTTCTGGATGACAGGATTCCACTGGGTCGTTGGGAGGTCATCTCGCTGATGCCCACTAATTCCTTTGCCATATTCATTGAAATGATTTCAGCTTGGGGAGCGGAGTTGTAGACATCTGCCATCTGCTCCCCTTGAAGATCATCAGGATTCTGCATATTAATTTGCACTCCTGGATAAATCGTCATATTCTCTGGAATACCCGCTCCACGTTTGACTTTCCACATTCGAGTATTTGCCAGAAGCATATTCAGGTTTCGGTAGTTATGGATGTCGGAGATTTCCTGCTGGAAGGGTCCGAGTTTTTCCATCATTCCCATACCGTAACCTAAGAAGGCTCTTTTCTGGTAGGTCATTAGCTCTATAGGTTTCCGGTCGTAAGGATTGTACCGAAGTTTCATAATTCTTCGAGAGTGTCTGTCAAAAGTAACTAGGAGTTCTTCCTCGCATCCGTCATTGTCTATGTCATAATCTACATAGCAATCAAGGACTTCATAGATCTCCCCGGTTCGATTATGATGAGTCTTTCCGAGAGCTTCTCGTTTAGACCTGACCCAACCAACTGCGGCTGCTGGAGTTGCGACTTCAGTATTCCAGCCAAATGTTTTACGATTGAATTCCAAGTCCCACTCATTGAGATAAGAACGCAACCAGAGCCGAGGCATGTTTTGGACTGCTTGGAAAGAACCTGCCGGAAGGATTACATCCTCGATAGGCCAAGGCATGACTTGAGGATGGGAAGTAATGATCTTATGGACTTTGGTTTTCCTTCGGTTTGTGATCCAGGGAGTAAACAGGGCTCCAGTTCCGAGTTGGATTACATCCATGAATGAATGCTCTGCTGCGTTCCTGACATCCATCTCCTGACGGACGGACCAATTCAGAAAGTCTTCTACTGCTTTCTTGTGTTCTATGAATTCTCCGCGTCCAGGAGAGAGGGCAACTGTGATTAGAGGAGCTATGTTGAATACTGTTTGAAGGGAGATGGAATAGAAGATATCCACTCCCAGCATTCCAACAGGGATTTCTATGTTGGGAGCATTTTCAACTGGGATGTTTCTGACTTTTTGCTTGGGTTGGGCATCGTACTGACGAAGTGCTTCTCTCCAAGAGACTTCCTGTCGCCAACGTGCCGAGAGATCGTCTTCCAGATTGTTTCCGAGGAATCTTTCCAAGTCATCAATAGCCCCCTGTTTGGGTTGGAGCTTCTCAATTTCCTGATGCGTAGTTACAATTTTCGGCATTAGGCTCCTATGACCCCATGTGTCTTTAAGTCTACAATTAAAGCTCTCAGAGCTTGTGATGTATCGGAGAGCGAGGCGTCGCCAAAGTTTGTTCGTATTTCTACTCCGGTGGTTGCAGCCCAACCAGTTTGACGAGCTGTGATTACTTGAGTTCCTTGGCGATAGAGTTCAGTTTTCATATTGATGGAACCAACACCTTTACCGCTTCCAGTAGCGTTGGAGATAATCAGACCGCCGTTGAGCCACATTTCCAACGTCCTTACAGCACTTTGCAGAGTATAAAACTCCATGTCACCAGTTCGTGTAGCGTTGGTAGCATCAATGATCGCTGATTGAATTTCTGCATATGTGACCTCATTACTAGTGTCAGTTCTTCCTTCAAATGTTCGTTTACCCAAGATATCGTTATCAGCTGCTGTTGTACTAACACGCTTCAGCGACTCAATCGGTCCAGCAGCAGCACTATCATCAAAGCTCATGTACTCAAGAGTTGTGCCGTTCCAACGCTGTACTATATTGTTTGAGCCAGAACTTACTAAGATAGGAGTATCACCATTAAATCCCCAGAATTGATTGTCGTCAGAATTTGTGTCGAATAAAATATCTTTGGAACCAGAGCCAATTGCACGACAATTGAAGAATTTATTGTTGGAACTTGCTGCCTGAATCCAGTAAGCAAATGTGGGTGCGTTAACAACGAGACAGTTGGTAAAACTATTGTTATCTGATCCAGTAGATACACTGATTCCAGTTGATCCTGCTTCTGGGTTGTGTGCTTGTAAATTTACGAAGTTATTCCAGTCGCAACGATCAAACTTCAAAGACCTGCCAGCTGCCCCTACTGAAGTCATATTAGATACATTGCAATAAGCAGAACCATTCATCTGTGGACCAAATCCAGACGGTTGAGAACTTTGAATGTTGTCAATAATTGAGTTGGATAAACCCATTTGGATATCTGATTGTCCACTGGAACCACAATCATCCAAGATGATATTATTAATGCGACAGTTGTATCCAATCTGCGGACGAATGGCAGAGCCGGTAGTTCCTTTGCACCAGATATTTTCAATAGTTGCGTTTACAATGTGGGTACATTTAATGAGATTACTATTTGTTCCTGTATTGTTATTTCCGTCTAAAGTAAGATTGCGAATTGAGAAATTACTTACTGGAGTCATTGGGGCAATAGTCGCAGTATTAGCTGTAGTGAAATCGACTGCGATTGGATCATTAACGGTGATGACACCAGATGCTGTGCTGACAACTTTCACGGTTTGTCTATCACCGGGAGTGTCTAAGAAATGTGCGTATCCGCTAGCTGTAAATCCTGATTCATCTCCTCCAGCAACTGCAATTGTTATATCTCCAATCAATGAATTAGCTGTAAGATTGACAGCAGTTCCGAGGGTTCCAGTGAAAGTTAATCCAGTGAGAGCAGAAGCTCCACCTTCCAGCATGAGAATTGTTGAAGGACCGACACCTTCAATTGTGATATTAGATTTTCCAGTCACGTTTGCATCGATAGAATAAGTTTGTCCTGCCAGTAAGACTCTGCCCCCAGATACTGGAAGTGCGTCAATTGCTGCTTGAATCGCTGCTGAGTCGTTTCCAGCTACCAGTTGGTAGGGATGAGGATTCTGAGTTCTATGGTCGTCTACATTGGTGATTGAACCACTGGCTGTAGTGACTTTCATCAAGATTGTAGAATCGGTGGGAGGAGTTGGCTTTGAGCCAGAGCCAGTATTGCGGAACAGGTAATGAGTCCCACTCTCACGAGTCCAGTCAGTAATTGCTGTAGTCGTGTCTTTGTGACAGATTACCCAGATATGGGTAGCGTCATCGGGATAGGTGATGGAGCCAGTTTCTGTGATGAAGTGGCCTCCGGGATAGGCTGTCAGAGAAGTTGGAGTATGAGTCAAACTTGCAATAGTGGCCCCAAGACCACCAGTAGCTACGAATGATTGATGGATGTCTTTGAAGCGATCTGCGTCTTCCTCCAAGAGGAAGGTATCCAAGGTATTGAAGAATGAACTACCTTCTACTGGGCGTGGATTTATTGTTGTAGCTGTCATAGTTTAATTATCCAGCTTAAAGATACCCAAGGTGGCATGTTTTCGTGGGCTGTGTCACTTCCAGTACTGCCAGTTTGTGGAGTAGTAAGTAAATTGTCCGCTGTATTTGATCCAGCCACTGCCCCACCGGTATCATTATATTTATTTTCTGTGTGAGTGTGTGCTGCCAGTTCTGCAACTGTTAACACATGAGTCTCCTCACCACCCGTATCACCATGAGTCGTCATGGCTGTACCGCCTGTACCAACTGCCATCATTCCTTGCAGGTCTGGAAGTGTGATAGTCTTGTCAGCCGCAAAGTCAGCTGCTGCACTTGCTCCACGACCAGTGGAGACTGCTGCTTGAGCGTCCGCCATGTTATCCCACAACAGAGTAAAGAGTTGCTCTGTATCAGTATTTGCTCGTTCAGTTCCCCCAGAAGAACCATTACCAATTGTGTTTCCGTTCGCATGAATCCAAGCATCGGGAGGAACTGCTGCAAAAGTACCGATCCAAGGAATAGTCATTCCAGTTGGAACAATAAGAGACACCTTGATCTTACGTTTCTTTTCTCCTGTTTGGGAATTATCTTCTATGATAAGTTCATCATCTGGAGTATCAAGATTAGAAGTAGTTTCAGTTGTTCCCGTAATGTCGAGAACAACTCCATTTGCATTAAGTGCTACTCCACCATTTGCAATCGTGTTTACTCGAAGTTTTCCCCCGGTAAATTCCATTCCAGAGGTAGTTGACAAATCCAGATCGTAGAGTAAGTCTTCATTACCGAATGCGTTCTGGACTGTCTCTTTGATTCCGTCTCCTGCCGTGATCTTGTCTTCAAGAAATCCTGCTGTCGTGTCGTTTGCACTGACTACGGTTTTTGCGTCTGCTACGATTGTAATAGTTTCATCTGCTCCGGGGTTGGTTTCTGTAAGTGCAATACCAGAGCCAGCAGCTAACTTACTCAGAAGAAAGTTGGCAGTTGTATCGTCTGATGAGACCTTTACTTTGAACACATCATTCTGGACCGCAAATGCTGAAAGATTCCTGAGATCGGTGACTGTGGTTATTGATCCACCAGAAGTGACTACATCCATCAAGATCAATCCGCCAGCAGGAATTGTAGGCTGGGATGCAGAAACAGGATCAAAGAGGTAGTGGGTTCCAGAGACTCGAATCCAATCTCCTCCAACAACTGTAGTCGTGTCTTTGAAGATGATTACCCAGTGGTGGGCTGTATTATCGTTGTAGACGATTACTCCGGTTTCATTGACGTAGAAACCTTGAGGGAAGGCTGTAGTGTCTCCGGGGTCTCCTGTGAGAGAACCTCCTGTACCGTGGAGACCGTTTTCGACTACAAAAGGATTAAGGATCAGATCAAATCGTTCTGCATCCTCTTCAGCTAAGAATGTCTGGAGATCAGCGTTGAAACTGGCTGTCCCAGCATCAGGAAGAGTATTGATTGTAGAGGTATCTACCATTACTGATTATTCCATTCATCGACTTGGATTTCGTGTAGATCTATAACATGATTAAGCTCTACAACATGCTTTGTAACAAGGAGAAAGTCGTCCTGAGTTAGGCAACTTCTGGACTCAGATGTATGATCCCAGATAACGGCTGGACGACAGATGTAGTTTTCATGCTCTGGATTGACCATACAAGCTTCTCCAAGAGCTTTCAGTTTTTTACAAACCTCAGAACCGTTCTGAACCCATTCACAGATTTCAGGGAACTTTGAGGGCCTCTCAAACTTCTCAAGTCTTGGGAGGCTTGTCGTTCCACATCCTACAAGCACGCTCAAAATCAGAAGCAGCAGACAGATCCTTTTTATGCTCCAATTCTTTTTCAGCGACGGCTTCATCAACATTCTCCTGTATTTTAGTGGCCTTCTTGAGATTCTTGAACTTCTCCTTGGAAACCTTCAAATTAGAGATATACCAAATAGCAAGTCCCATGAACAATAAAATCCCACCAAGAATATAAAGGTCACTCATTTCTTTTTACCTTCTCATAATCCTTATACATTCGATAAATTACAAAGAGGAATGGAGCACAGAGAGCCAGAAATAGAGCAAGATATTCCCAACCCTTACTTTGCATCTTCCTTGTCTTCGGATTCCTCGGATTTCTTCTCAAGTTCTATTGTAGTCTTGTCCCCTTCCTTAGAGAAGCCAAAGTCCCAATTCTTGACTTTGTCACAACCTTGAGAAAGAGTAAGAACGAATGCAATTACGAAGATCAGAAATAATCTACTCATTACTTTACCTCCATTTTAGCCATTCCAGCTCTGATTGAACCTCCAAGCAGGGTTACATCTATCCACCATATCCAATCTGGAAGAACCCAACCCAAACTCTGACCAATACCAAGTACCCCGGTAGCAATCATCATAATGTAAGTTTTTTTACCTTTTAGCTTTTCCATTATATCCATTACGTTCCACCTCCTAAACCTTGAATGTTAGCAGTTGATCCTGATGTGTTTTCCAATGATGCGTTTGATGTTCCTGCACCTGCATCAATGTCTACGTCTAAAAGCAAGAGAAGACCACCAGCATTGAGGACGATACCTGCATCAGTTTGACCATCCAAGCGGACAGTGACTTGCTGATCCGATTCAAGGAGGAGTGCTTGAATCTCAGCTAACTGATCGAGGGGTATTGCAGTAAAGCCTGCCCCGGTGGCCTTCTCGTATTTGAATTGTTGGTTTTCATCCACCTCCAACCGCCTGATCTTTGGGTATCCAGGAAGACTGCGAGAATCCAGTTCTACATTGACCGTAACCTTGAACGTAGACATCAGCGTTTCCTTGTCAGACGGACTGGTTGGCCGCTGCGAGAAGGCTTGACTGTATTAGTTGGTCGTGTCGGTGGATTGAATTCACTTGATGGTGTTCTGGGTGGTTTGTTGACCAGTCCTTTTTTGATTGCCATGATTTTCTCCTATGCAAGTGTAATATAAAGAGTTCCATTATCAAGAGTCGGCACTTCAAATCCATTTACCCACCAGAGTGGTGGATTATACAAACTCTCCTCGACATAATTTGCCCCGGAGGCTGTAGTTTCCCAAAGAGTGGTATTGGTGGTTGGATCTCGAATTACCACTGCTTCGGCAGCCGCTGAAGTAGCACCACCAATCCATCTGATACTTTTGACTCGCATGTTTTTGTCGTCAATTACATCAGCGTCTACTGTATCCACGACCCAGAGAGTATTATTCAATGCATTTACCATTATCCTATTGCCTCTTTAAGTTTATTGATCTGATCGTCAATGGCTTTGAGTTGAGATTCTCGAAGTAGTATTTTGTCTTCCAGTTTTTGTAGTTCAATTCTTGCTGAGTCAAGCTTTCTTCGAACCATCTCGGATTCAGTTACCATATTCTTCACCTCAGTTTCCAAGATTCCCAGCCTCTGTTTTTGATCCGCATCCACTCTTTTATTATGTTTTTCCCAAGCTTTGTCGATGGATTCCAAGTCCGATCTCTGCTTCTCTTTAAACTTCTTATATTCAGTTCCAATCTCACCTTTAAGTCTTTCTTTTGCAACTTCCAGATGGGCCACAAGCTCTTCACGGTGTTTAATCTCTTTGTCCAAAGCGGCAATAATCTTCTCAGCTTCCATAGCCCCAGAGAAGATATCACGAAGAGCATTCAAGCCTGCATGCTGTTCGAGGAGATTGTGGACTGCGTTGTAGTTCTCTTTCATTGATTTCTTTTTTTCGCCTTTCATAAGTACCTTTGTTCAAATATATTCAAAATTGATAAATTATGCAACTAAGGATTATTGGATGATCTGTGCCACTCTCTAGAACTGCGCTGAGAAAAGAAGTAGTCGAATAAGGCTACTGGAGCACCACCGCCAGCAAAACCCATGTTCATTAACCAGAGAAGCATTATGCGAACCCCAAGTTGACAATCACTTCATTATCTCCTGAAACACCAGCATCATTATCCGCTACTCCTGTCGTAGCTGCAATAGTAATCGCTGTCGTGAATTCAATTCCATTGGGAATTGACAACGTAAAACCAGCTCCATTGGCATCTCCCGGACTTGGAATAGGGAATGTAAGATCGGGTACTGTGGTGCCGACAATTACTGATGCAACTGTAGCATTATAGAATTTTAGGTACCTGGGAGTAGTTGCAAGATTTATTGCATGTATCCAATACACTTGACCTGCGGTAGCTTTGACTGCATCTTCGGTCTGGTCTACATCAATATTTTTGTAAAGTGTTGTTCCCCCCGAAGTTCTTGCGCCGCTCAATCCAACATCACCTACAAGACTACTACTAGTTTGGAGAGTAGCTTGAGTTGCAAAAGTTCCTCCGTTGTCCACAGTGATATCGTTTCCACCATCTTGAATGTTGACGGCAGCACCCGCTGCTCCATTATCTATTGTAACATTATGACCATCAGGTAGTTGACCTGCATTGATTGCAGCTAAATTGACATCATCCGTGGAAATGGAAACTCTTTGTGTTTCAGCTCCGGCATTACCTGCTCCAATATCCAATCCGTCCGAAACTTCTTGAACGGACATCTTCAAGTTACCGGCAACTGTAGCCTGTATGTTTACAAAGCTGGTACCGTTGAATGCGGAAATAACCGCACGTATTGTATTCGCCAGAGAGGCATCAGTCAGAACGTCATCAAGTCTCTGATGGTTTGTAGTAACTCCAGCTCCCCAACAATCTGTCTGTATTTGAAGATCAGTGGCCCCCGCTGTTGTTTTTGATATGTCTACAGTAATGGGTAAGTCGGCAGTACGAATAGAAGGATTTGCTTGAAGATTTGGGTATAAAGTTCTATGAAATATAACCCAATGACCATCTGGAGCCATTGCCTCAAAACAAGTTGGAGCTGATCCCAACCAGCCAAAACGAATACGATAGACATTGAGTTTAGTCAAGTCTATAGCTTCTGGTGTACCATCACGTGTAAATAGACTTGAAGCATCTCCCGTTAAATCATCATCACTGAAAGAGGCTTTTGCTACTGTAACATCTACAGCGTTATTTCTAGTAGTTACGCCAAATGAGGTTCCTTCAAATCCGATGAAGAATCCGTTGTTGGTATTGTAGAGTCCAATTCGCTCATAACTGCTGGCAACTCCTGCCGTGAAACGGGCAGTCCATACCATATAAACTTCAGCACCACTTCGGTAGATTACATTGGTTTCACTGACTCCTTTAGAGGAGGCTGTTGTGTCCGCGCCACTGGAGAATAAAGCACCGCCTATATTTGAAATAGCTGTGCCGCTCCCAGTAGTTGAAACAGTTACGAGGTTCTGCGGGGTATCCCGAAAGAATTGAACATCAACTTGATTATTTAGATTTCCAATAGTCAAACGACCAAAAGTATCATAAGTTCCAGGACCGGGAGGACCATTTGCTGTAACTACGTTGAGGTCTCCTGCAGGAGTTACAAGAGCTTGATCCGTACCGTCACCTATTTGAACATTGACAGGAGTTCCAGTTGGTGCGTCTACTGTTAGTGAATTTCCGCCGTCTTGAACATTAACCGCACTTGCTCCAGCAACATTATCCACAGTCACGTCATGTCCCGCTGTAAGTTGATTCGCGGAGGTGGCAGCACCTGCGGGCAACGGAAGAGAAGCTGCTGAGATAGGAACAAGATCGTCTGTAGCAACAGTAACTCTTTGAGTGCCTGCATCGCGTACGCCTGTGTTCAACGAAGGAGCTACACCGTTTATTTCCTCCATAGATACTTTAAAGTTACCAGCTGTTGTAGCTTGTACCGGAACGAAATCACCCGTACCCGCAGCTTGAGCCATAGTGATTGATTTTGATAAGGTAGCTGACCTGTCAGGGTTCACGCTATCTACAAGGCGATGAATTGTAGTGCCGATGTAGACCGTGTGGAAGATAGTTTGTACGCGGAATGTTGTTTGACCTGTTCCGCCGTTAGTGTAATTTACGCGGAAATGTTGAGCAGCGATTGGAAATTGAAAGTGGCGTGCGCCGTCTGCGGCTGTGTATGTGAAACTCTCCATTTTGTCCCAATTCGAGTTATCAGTAGACCACTCAACAGTCATCCCGTCTGTTGCGCTGTCATGGGATGAATCAAAAATAACTGCAACTGTTGAAAATTGGGAAACGTCTTCACTTGTGCCTGTGAAATTACCGCCAATTCCAAGAAGGGCTGTTGTGGAGTTGTCTGTTGAGATTGTGTTTTCTTGGCGAACAGGGAGTGGAGTTGCTGAAGATACATCTATTGCAGAACCATCTGCTCCGAATTGGACTTTGACACGTTGAACTTTGATCCCACCGCCAATGTCGTCCGTAGAGATAACATCACCACCAGTTCCTGCGTTGAGTTCTGTATTGTCTACCATTCTATCTTCCCACGCCCGTTAGGAGTAGTGTACTAGATTGCAGAGTTGCTGTTGGTGCTGGCTGATTAAAAGGTAACTCTAAAACTTGATTTGGGGTAATTCCAACTGTTCGAGTAAACATACTACCGGAATTTGAAAAAGCGAGCCTGAGAATAGCTTTGTCTCCCGCAGCAAAAGTCACTGAATTAACAAAGGGGAGAGTAACCGCTTGTAAACCAGAGTCTGTAGGAACACCTAAAGATGCTTCACTTACAATAGTTTCTTGATTAGCACAGCTTGAATTAATTCGGCATATAAAAGCATTTTCCAAAGTGACATCCATATGCCCAGTAGTGAAGTTAAGGTTAAGTACTATATCATCCGTATCTGTTGGATTAATTACATCACTGGGGATAATAATCTCAAAAGAAAGCTCCTGTTGCCTATCTGCGTTAGCAGCAACACTTGCCGTAAATTCCGTTGAACCCAACCCTACGCCAATCTCTGCTTGTTTACCTACTTCAACCGTCCCGCCAAGTCCTACGCAAGCGGCCTCATTGAGACCGCAAACTTGGGCGGTATCAGTTTGGTCATAATCGGTAGTAGCCACTATTCAGTCCAAATATGGTCAACTGCTTCCTTAGCAGTATTTTTCATCACAGCGTCAGGAACTTCCTTGCCACGCCAAACCCTTGCCCCCGGATAACGTATTTTTATTCCAGCTTCGGTGGTATTGCTACCAGAACTCCAGATTTCACCCTCTGGATGGGGGGCTGTAAAATAATAGTCATGGCCTCCAAAGAAGCGGCGAGTAATGTCGTTAGGCGTGTCGGAGAACCGTCTATAAACGCAAAACTCTATGACACCATCCAATGGTAAGTCGTCAAGGGTATGAGTCTTTGAATCGAAAACTTTCTTACCGTCATACCATACGCGCCAGCCTAATATTTCTACAGTGATAGCCATTATCTGAACCTCAAGTAAGCAAGAAAAGCAGCACAGTCTCCGTCATAGACCATGCCACCCGGATCACCGTAGTAGATTCTCCATCTCATACAGATTAAGGAGTTCCAGCGGGAACAAATTCCCTACCAAACATTCTTCCAAAAGCTGATACTGTAATGCTTGTCAGTGGAAATCCTCCTTGATCATCTTTATGAAACAGCTTTACCCTAAATTTTGATGTAAGATGACCAGCAGCTATAGTTACTCTTGCCAATTTCTTCAAGCCTGCTTGAATACCGTAATTGTTTCCAGGTTGTCTCACCATGTTAAACTCAGGAATCATAGTTAAAATCCTAACAGGGAAAGATTTGGTATTCTTTATTCCCTGACTCTGAGTGAGTATTGGAATCCAATTACCGACTATGCTGTTCTCAATAACTGCTTGAACTGTGTAAGTAGCAGCTCCTGTTGATTCATCGGGGACCAAGGTCTCATATTTTATAATAATATTAAGACTTGAGTAGTCACTTAGATTCATTATTTCATTACTTGTAGCAATCAATTCTTGATCTACAAATGAAACACCATTTGCCGGAAGAAAAGTTTGGTTTGTCCAGATCGTAAACTCGTCATCAGCAAATACTGTTTGAGCAAACAATAAGATTAAGAAACAGATTAATCCAATAAAACGTTTCATGGTCATCTCCTAAGTAGTAGCAGCCGCAGAGATAATAGAAGCGCCGTCTTCTGCCGGAGCCCAGATGCAGTAGTAGTCGATTTGACCAGCTGTACAGTTTGCAGTAACTGTACTTTCGATGATGTCGAGACCGTCATTAATAGCAAACATAGCACCAGAGCCAGCCACGTTTGCAACACCAACTGCCTGAGTAGCACTGACATAGACATTACCATCGAGAATCTCATCCACTTCTTCTAGGGCAAGAAGAGCTGCTAGATTACCTGTAACACCAACTGAGATTTGTGCTGTAGCACTAACTAAAGTGGTATTACAAATTCCCCAAATGGCTTTAATGATAACATCTCCGGTTACAGTGAAGATTGTATATGGGTCATTGGCTCCAGTATCGTTGCCATGAGAGTCTCCAGTACCTCCATCAAAGACACTGGAACGATGAGCAGTAATTTGCCAGTTGAGAGTAGAGCCGGAAGTTGTAGCTAAGAGCTGTTGGGCCATAGCTTGACCATCTTCGTAGCTGAGAGTGTTGTCTCGAATGATTCCAGTAGAACCAACAGAGTTTACGATGCCACGAGCGTTGGCGTGACCGTTCCACATTCTGTTATCTCGGATTTCTACGCTGTCGGAAGCGGCTCCTTCAAGGACAATACAACCGTCAGTCATATCGCCGGTGAATTGATTTCCAATGATTTGACATTCATCAGCTGTATCAAGACGGATAGCTTCAGCCATTCCAGCTGTACCGTTTTCAGCGATAAAGCGGCAGTTGATTACAGCTGCTCTATCTACAGCATCAATGTCGATTGCAGTAATGAAGTCATCAGCAGTAGCATCGAAGTCGAACTCACAGTTGACGATAGAACAATCGGCTGCGTCTACATTGATTCCTACAGTTACTATCGTAACACTGGCAACGAAGACAATGTTTTCAAGAGTACAATTTGCCGTGTCCATTTCAACGGTGCCACTCGTAGCTGTGTAAGTAAGAATTGGGCGACTTCTGCCCCAACCCATGCCAATGATGCGGACTCCTGCTACGTTCATAACCAAAGAGGTGGCTGCCGAGATGTTCTCAGTGTGGCCTGGCATGACGAAGATAATATCTCCGTTGTTGGCTGTGGTGCGACCTACAGCAAAGTTAATAGTTGAGAATGGAGTGTCTGGAGCTGAACCTTTGTCTGGGGTGTCGCCCCTGGCAGCATTGCCAGAATCAACAAAAAATATGTTACCTGTGGTGGTAAGGTCACTGGACCCTACCATTGGAATCCCGAACGATGTAATCCCATTGGGAAAATTGGTGAGCGTCATGATGTGCTCCTGGTGTTGGGACACCTAAAAGGTGCCTGATAGTATTTGACCTATCTTTACCCAAGGAGTAAAGAGGCTGAATTTAGGTGAAGGGTATGTAAAGGAAGGGAAGGATGTTACTTTTGTTTGGTGCCTTGCGTAGAACGGTTGATACCACCGCCTTTTCGGGGATTGGTCTTGAGGCCTTTCTTGCGAGTGATGATTGGACCTCCACCAGTCTGTCCCATTGAGAATTGGTTCTTTTCTCTGAAATTTGATGCTTTCGGTGTTGCAGTCATTTTGACCTCCTTATTATTTATCTTGTTTAGTATCTATCCTTTTGTGAATCCTGTCAAGTTGGGTATCTAGCTCTATACGAGTTGAACGTTCTGCCACCATCTCTGTAAGATGTTCATGACCTTCCTGAAGTCTTGTGATATCAGGCTTTATCTCTGTTTGAAGATATTGCATAACAGACATTTTCTCGCCCCCGTTCAGAAGTTTTCTTGCTATTCTAATAAGCCAATCCATTAACTACCTCCCCGGACAAGTTGGAGATAGTCATCCATTGTATTAATCTGAAGGTCATCTCGTGAACGAATTCTAGACTGCTGTTCGATGTATTCCATTGGAGCTCCTGAGTTTCTGAGGTAATCCAAATAGGCTTGAGTTTCGTCTGAAGCCTTGGAGATGAATATCTGCTTGGGAAGGATGCTGACTGCTGAAGCTAGAGCGTCAATGATGTCTTTGATGGTGGACATGGGGAAGTCCAGGACTTCTTCCAAGAGGGCATACTGGGATTTCTTGACAAAGAGACGGCCTTGGGAGACCACTGGCTGAAGGTGAGTTCTGATCCTGAAATCCTTGTTCATGGAGGTAGGATGGATTATGGATTGGGAAGGGAGGTTGATTCCTTTTTCGTAAGCGTCTAGGGAGACCGAATCAGCAAAGAGTCCTTGTTGGGCGTTGCCTTCGATTCCGAAGACTTCGGGTTTGTATCTAACGTTGAACTCGTAGATTTTCTGGTAGATTTTCTGGGTGGCACAGCGTTCAGCCCACACATCTCGGACGAATATTCGGTTGGCTGCGTCCGAGGAGACAGCTACAATGGCAGATCGGGCTTTGGTTTTCTGCTTGTTCTCCTTGCCGCCTGCCGGATCTAGGAAGCAGACTGTGGAGATGAGGTAGTCTCTTGAGAGTTTCTGCATGAGTCGATTTCGGGCCAAGACATTCTTGGGACTGGTTGCTTATCCGGAACTTCCTTAAAGCTTGGATGTGAGAGGATAATATGGACTGCATTGTGTTCGTGAATAAAAGCACCAGAGTGGATATTTACAATCTTCACATTCTCCGGTAGATCAAGAATCTCCTCTAAATATTTAAATGTCAATCTCCCGTATACAACATTATTCGAGTCCATGAATTTTCTCCCCGGTTAATATTTCATAAAGCTTTCTGGTTGCCTTGATATCCTCTAATGCGTCATGGGCATCAAGGTCTATTCCGAAGTGATGACAGACAGTTTCCAGCTTTTGATTTGGAAGGCTGGTATCTGTTTCTATTAGATACTTGGCAAGGAATGATTGAACGTCCAACTTGGCCCACATGATGTAGGAACCGTAGTAGTCGTTCTTGTTTCTTTTGAATGAAGCCCGGAGGAATTTGTCGTCAAAGCCTACATTGTATCCAGCAAGCACGAATTTGTCTCTGGAATCAAATCGGTCTATATGACGTTGGAGGGCTGTCTCGAACTTGTAGAGTCCTTCTTCTTGGGATTGAAAACTTTCAAAGTCTTTTTCGGTGAACTTATTCTTCATGAGAGCTTCTGGAGAGATAATTGAATTGGGACCGGGCTTCATGAGGATTTCTGAGGATTCCACCATTTGGCCGTCTACTTCAATCAAATAACCGATTTGGATGATGTCATTTCTAAACGCATCAACTCCAGTGCATTCTGTATCGAGCCATAGCAGTTTTCCCATATCAACAAAACTTCCCAGTCATCCATGCACCTCTTTTGTCTATAAGATCAGCCCATGAATTGTATTCTGTGTACTCAGGTTTCTTTGGAGTCTCCTCTTTCTCGGACTCACCAAGCATCAAGGCTACCATACTTTGATCCCTCTCGTCATCCTCAAAAATGAAATCATTGCCGACTTCTTCGTAAAAGCGGAGGTCGGATTCCCGGAAGTCTGTGAGTCCTGCGTCGCGGGGATTGTTGAGATAGAGCAGGGAGAAGAGGGGACCAAGGGACTCCTTGAGATTATGGATTGCTTGTTTAGAGAACTCTTCCGGGAAGATTATCTTCCCGTTTTCAATTAATGATCTTTTATAGACTGAGACTGTAGGATCATTATCAATCATCTCCGCATAGAGATCATTAGTAGCCCAATGAGTACCCACCGTAACTTCCTGCGAAATATCCAAGTCTTCCATCAATGGACGAGAGACTCGTTGCCACTCTTTAGCAGTTTCCATTACAGACTCTGAACCACGAGCTTCAAGGGAAATCAAGTCATCGTTATGGAGATCAGTGAAGTGACCGCCGGTGATAGCACCGCCTACTCCGATTCCCTGCATCGTGGGGTCAGACTGCTCAAATGATAAGTCTCTGGGGAGGAAGAACATGGAGCTGTTCCATTTCCTTGCCTGTCTACGTGGAGCATCCCAGCATTTGTCGGGCCAGAGGGCTCTGAGAAGCGCGTTCCGCTCGAAGTGCTGCTGAATCCATTGAATGTGTTTGCTTGCGTGATGCTCAGTTTCACATGAAAGAAGCAACTTAGTTTCCAGTCCATCATGTCCAGGCCAATAGACATTGTTCTCCTTGGGTTGAATAAACTTATGAACAGGAAGACCCTTGGAGACTATCGTAGACTTGAAACAATCACGCGGGAGCATGATAAGTTTTCTGTACGGAGGAATCTTTTGAATGAATTCACAGACTTCCCGGTGGAGATGGTTTGTAAGTCGGGTGAGACCAAGGATGGCTTTACAGAAGAAGTGGAGATCTTGTTCAGCTTTCTTTTTGACGAGCTTTAGAAGGCGACCATTCGGATCTGTGGTTCCTGCCTGTCGGGGTTCTCCATTTTTCTGGATGACGATTTCACGATTCAAGAGTCGTTTGGGGGGTGGAGGAGTGTACTCTGGCGATTCCTTAGCGAGTGTGTCTAGAATATCCATCAGCGTTCAACTCTCTTCAATTCATGTTCACCACACCAATAATCTTGAGCTACTTTTGGAAACTCTTTATGATTAGGTGATTTCCTTTGACAGGTACTTTGACGTATTTCTGTCGATCCCTCATTTTCTGGTTTCTTCCAATGCTTACTGGGAAAGTAACTATCAAAACCCGTCCAATAAGAAACTTCAATACCCAGAAACTTACAATTTTTGCAGTTATCTACTTGAGGATTCATCAGCGTTCACTTCTTCCTATGGAGATACCATCCAGTATAAAATTTAATTCTCGCCATGACTTGAGCGCGGGAATGCTTTTTCTTTTAACGAAGCCAGCTCTAATAGTTTCTCCATATGAATGCTTGCTCAAAGCTCTTTCCAGTCCTAATTTACAGAGTTTCTTGGATGAGACTGTCTTTCGGAGTCCACCTTTCGGATTGAAAACTCTTACTTGATAGATCATTGTCTACCCCCGTTTTTTCCTCTTCGTGCTTCGTTCCTTCACCTGCCGGATCAGTTCCGTTGGAGACGGCGGTTGGGCTTCCGCCCGGCCCCCAAACTCGTCCTTCTGGTTCTCCAATTGCTTGATCCGCTGGTTGACTGTTGGATTCCTTCTTTCTTTAGTGGTATGCGGCATTATTTATTTCTCCTTTTCTTGATTAATTTCCCCTTCCAACAAATCTATCACTTCTTCATCGGATTTTCCAGTGAGTTGCTGAGGATCTATCTTCATGTTATCTGCAAGTGCTAGAGCCAAGTTCTGAATAGAGTCCCCAAATTCAATTATCGTGGTTTCTTCGTGCTTGGTCTTGGTGACTTTAGGCATTGATCGGTCCAGCAGACTTGTGCCAGCTGTTACCTGAACATTCTCCGATTCTGCGTTCTCCGATAAGTATTCTAATCTACGAAGAAGTTTTGGAGTGATTCGGTCTAGATATTTTACGGCATCAAAGACTGATTCCTCCTCAACCTGTTTTCTTAGATCACCGACATAGACTTTATAGATTGGAGAACTTTTGACCCGGTAGATGGTCATTTCGTGGCAGTCAAGTTCTCTTGCGATTTGGCGATTCTTGTAACCCATGATTTCCATTTGAGCGATTGCTCTATGGCGGTCATTGAGTTCTTCGATGGGAGCGTAGGACAGGGGAGGGGTGGATGCAAGCTCTGGGAAGGCTTGGATGGCGGGGAGTTCGTGATTTGGAGTTGGTTCAGTCATGAGTTAACTGTTACCCACTCAGTAGTTCCTTCTGGAAAAGTGGCTGTTACAGTCCAGACTTGAGGAACCACTGAATCCTTGCCGTGATCGACACGAACATAGCCTGAAGTTGCATAACCAATCTTCTCAGCACCTTTCTTCACATTCTCAAGACAGAAAGGATTCTTTTCCTTGGCAATCAATATTCCCGGAACAGTAATCACCGCTCCCAAACAAGCAATTGATCCAAGTGCAAGTCTCAGAAATTCTCTTCGGGTTTTCATTCGTAAATCTCCTTGTGAAGGTCATAGAAGGCTTTTTCAAGATTAGTGATTGCCATCTCAAGTATCTTCCTTTTGAATCCAGTAGTGTTTCCTACCAGAGTATTCAGGTGGCAATGAAGAAGTTCGTGAATAATAATTCTGTCTAATCCTCCATCTTCAATATGTTCTTTTGGGTTCTGGAGATGTACAGGATTTTCAATTTTAAAATGGCTTGTGAAATACTCTCCCTGATTAAATGAACCAGTTCACAGGTAATCTCCCAATGATCGAGCTTTAGAATCTTCTGCCAGTATTTGACTTTGCGTTCAAGTTGCTTCTGGTTCATCTGAGGACTCCTCTGCCATATCATTAACGGTAACTACTTCAGATTGTTCTATTCGGCTTGCATTAGGGTCAATTAATCCTGAGAAACTGGGGTCTTCCTCATTAAGTTTCTGGGATATATAAGGAATCTCACGTTGATACAATTCACTACGGCACCATGGACAGTAGTCAATGTGGATCATTCCAATTGCTTCTTGGAAAAGTTCTCCAGCTGCTTTCCAATCATGACAGGTACAGGAGTTCATTTTAATCTGCCCTCTGCAACTGTAGATACTATAGAATCTAACTTATCTTGTATCTCACTAACTTCTATTAATTCGTGTTCAAGATGCCTGATTTTAGTAACTAACCATTCCATATCTGCTTCGATTTCTTTAGCCACTTCTTCTTCACAAGTTAGATATATACAAGGTATTCTACGTTCAATTTTATCCAACTTATCAGCATCAGACATCCTATACACTCTCCTTCTTACTGGTCTTATCAACAGGAATCCTTAATGGCACACAGGATAGTATAGCTCCTTTAGGAATGTTCTCCATTCCAATTCTGGGGATTTCATCCCTTTCTCTGTAATTGTTCATTATGGAGATGCACCTCTGTTCCCCGTGGATAGTCTCGATGTGGATGATATCACGGATATCTCCAGGGCGGTTGAAGAGGAGGATGATGAGGAGGAAGTAGGTCATTTAATCAACTCCACTTGAGGATAGGTATACAGTATTTCGCAACCATCTTCATCTAGTTCTCCGGTAATTAAGTAGCCGCGTATCTCAGCTTTAATAACACCACCGTCATAGCCAAAGTATAATCCATAGCCAGCTTTTTTATCTCCACTACCCGACCAATAAAGTGTTTTATCTTCCTTCATACCGTTACCCAACCCTTACCGTCGCAACCGTGACAACGTTTTATTGCTGGTCCAAGAGTTGTTGAAAGAGAGCCAGTACGATACTCACCATCTCCATTACACACTGGGCATTTGTGGGGCTTGGGTGAACCGTTCGGCCACTCAAAATTAGTTCCTGAAACAGTCGTAGAAACAGGGTCAGGGCATTCGCACTCAGAAAATTTATGGCCACAAAAACAGCAGTACGAACCAACCCGCATATTCATATCAATTCCTCCCCTCTTTCACATAATCTTCCATTACACATTCAGGTGAGCAGAAGTTCTTTTCATCTTCCCAGTAAAGAGTATTCCCGGTCTTTTCATTTGATGGAGAGCCACAATGCCGGCAGGGAGAGACCAGTCTGACTCCGCACCAGGGACAGAAGAGGAAAATATAATCCTGGTCAAATTGATATTGACCACCTGACCTAAGTGATTGCAGATGAATAGGACCACTAACAGCTTTAATCCCCTTTTCCCATTGATCGCATGTGCAGTAGCGGGTCATTTAAACACTAGTAAAAGGAAACCAACAATGCTGGCGACTAAAAAGACAAAGCCGAGAATTGCTTTATTCTCCAGATCCTCCGCACCGTGGTGGGAACCCCAGCCGCTCATTTCTGCTCCTTGACCAGTTTGCTTAAACTAACCCAATTAATCGTCGGCGGAGTCATTGATTTTATAATAAGTGGAGTCATCAGTTTTGTGATCTTGTGTGTAGTGTTTATGAGTTTGAGCCAAACCTTTTCTTCTCTTTCTGTCATTTCTCCTCCTCCACAAGTTTCTTCAGTTCGAGGTTCCAGTCAGTTAGGCCGAGTAGACACATAGCTTCTTGAAGAGCATCTAAAGTTAGTGCTCCAGGTTTTGTTAGTCGATTACTTGTTCCACTGAAATGCAGACACTTAAAAACAGGAAGCCCACAACTGGTGCAGATGATTGTCTTGGAACCTTTACGTAGGTCCATAATCACATCCTCACTTTCTCCCCTGAAAGATAGTCCCCCACCCTCCTGGTGTCAAGTCTAAAGTGGACAAGATTGACAGTGTGTGTAATTTTATTCCGAATCTGAAAAAATAGTGCGCGCGAGAAAATTTGGGTGGAGAGTGCGAAAGGAATTGTAATTCTATCCCGAATCTCGGAATTTGGTGGCTGTTTGGAAATTCACCTTCATCCGCATCTCCAAGCCTCCGGTTGGGGGTCCGGGGGGGTCTATTATTTACATTGACACTCCACCAGCACTGTGATCCATTGGACTACACTGACAGTGATACTGAAGCATGGAGTATCCAGGCTCAAGGCTTGACTGAGAGCCTTGAGAAGGGGCTGAAAAGCTCAAGCGATAAACTTTATGTCTTCAGCCTCTAATCGCCTGATTAAGCCTCTGAGGGCTTCAGGAGTATCAACTATGATGGCATTGGTGAGTGAAGTCTGGAGGGAATAACTAAGGCTTTCAAAGTCTTCTCGAAGCCACAAGCTTACATGGACTGTCTTGCGTCTTGCCTTGGCTTGTATAATATATTGTTTCTTAAGTTCTAATGTATCAAACATCTTGCGTCCGGCTGTAAGATTGCAGTCTACACAGCATGGAACCAAATTTGATTCATCATCAGACTCACAGTAGCACCAGGGAATAAAATGATCCAGTAAAACAGCCTTTTCTCCGCAATAATAACAACATCTGCCAAGTTCTTTCAAGAGTTTTTCAGTTTTAATTGGTCCTAGAGTCTGTCTCTTTACCATAATAATCCATTTTAAGCAATTTTGACCTAGATGTCAATAAAAAGGCCCTGATTTCGCCTCTCGATCGGAAAAGAATTCATATTAACAGCCAAATACAGTATTCTAAACACCAAACCAAGCATCACACTTCTATTAGAACCCATATTAACAGTTAAGCTACTGATTTATAGTAGCTTAGGACTAAGTTCTAAAGTTCTTTTTGAAATAAGTAACTCATATTAACAGTTAAACCCATGATTCTAAAGGGTGGAAGACTATCTTCTAAAGTTACTAAGTTCTTTCTTACTACCTCCCCGCAGGAAACCCTATGAGTGACTTGCTAAGAAGCTAAGCAAGCGAGTAAAATCTCCCAAGAGTAATCCTCGGACAAAGCACCTAAGTAGTTGTAGTATATAATGTTTTTTTATATAATAATTTATATACTTATACTTATTCTTACTTTCTTAACAAGTCGTTCATATACTTTCCTGGGATCAGGCATACAGAAAGAACTTAGTGACCTTAGAACTTAGTGTTTTCGCCTATGGATTCATACATTTAGCTGTATATATGACTTCCAAAAACCATTAGAACTTAGAGAACTTAGTCCTAACTCCTATTAAATCAATACTAAATATGTTAATAAAGTATCTTTTTGTCTTCTTTCTATTTCAAGACATAACAGGCAACAGAGTTATTCTATTGTTTCCAAAGGTCTTGCAGGTACAATCCCACTAAGGGACTTGCTTAGCACCACTAAATCATACATACCCTAATCTAACCCTCCAAGGGTATTTTTATACCCCAATAGATTTACAGTAGGGCAAGTGGTAAATGTAACAGTTAGACTGACAATATTTGTCGCTGGTGTGACGTAAGTTGTCATAGATAACTATATGATTTGATTGGATATCTTCTCAAGTATGACAATTATTGACACTTTCGCTGAATTTTCAATAGTGTAAGTCCTTGATTTTATTCATTTGTGGTTTTGGCATGGTGATTGCATGTCTTTATAGTATTATGAGAACAACCTGCATTGATCCAGACTTCAGGCGCGATCCGAAATCAGACTTTTTCTGTTATCGATGCCAAAAGTCATTGAATGGCAAAAAGCACCGCTGGATTTATGTCGACCCTGAGTGCAACCTTACAGCGATTCATCCTGAAGATGCTGAGGGAATTGAGCCGGTGCCTGTAGGTCTGGACTGTGCAAAGCGGATAGGACTGGAATTTAGCTTTATTATCAATTCAACGCAAGGGAGATAAGATGATTATTAGAATCCATAATGGAGACAATGAAGCTGATCCAATCATCTGTGATTATGAGGCTGTAGGATCATTTGAGCAATGCGAAGCTGGAGCAAGGGTTAAGTGCAGTTCAAAACCAGGGATTGACGGTAAGCGCGTCTATGTCAGATTTATCAACCGCGAAATGGGCATTTCAACAACCAGAATATTCAACCTCGTTTAACCCTCAACCGAAGCCCCTCTATCCTGGGAGGGTTTTAGCTGGGAGTTAATACTCACTATTGAAGGGAGGATAAGATAATGGAAATTGTAGAGCGAAAGATATATCGAGGCAAGCTTAGAACGCTTGTCAGAATCCAAGTCAAACGTGCTTGTGGGCATATGAGGCCAGTTGTCCTTAATCTTGATAACGTGCCATCCTATAAACCGGACCCAAAGGAATTGTGTCCTGATTGCTTACAGAAGATATTAACAGGCAACATGAAGAAAATGTTCGGAGGGAATAATATTGTTCTCTGAATCTCAATTTCTAATCCGCTTATCAATATACTCTTACATCTTCACAATGGCCGGATTCAGGCCGTTGGAGTATTAATGATGGAACATTTATTTTATTTATTTGGATTTTTCTGTTGCCTCAAATATCTCCTGAGTGACTGGCGATGACACCCTGGGAAATCCTTGAAACTCTGATCTTTTTTGCTTTGATCTGCTTAATGGCTGTGCTTATATTAACGCTTTGAAGGGAGCTGGGAGAAGATGACTAAAACAGCAAGACAAATAATGGAAAGTGTTACAAAAGGACCTGAAAAATGTGTTGTTTGTGGAAGTTGTGATTGTGATTGGAAGCTTAAATTGACTGGAAGCCCCCCATTCTATACAACAACCTGTAATTGGTGCGGTTCAAAATGGATTGAATGCTTAGGCTTCACTCATATTGAAGGACTAGAAATAGGACAATGGGAGCTAGAAAACAATGAAAGTTAGAAATATGATTTCGAGTCGAAGTGGAAAGGCTGTTGCCAATCAGTTTATTATTCAAGATATTGATCCTATCAATAGCCGAATAAAGGTAGAATATTTCCAGTCTTACGATACGACAATTGTAATGCGGAAGATGTCGGGCATCAAACTTGACCGTGATAACTGGGATTACTCCGTCACGACCGGACGTTACCGCAACCAATTCCTGGGTGAGACCAAGCGGAGACCCAAAAAAAGATCGACTCCGGCGAGTATGAGCTTGTTGATCTTAATTAACTGTAATGGGGAATCAATGAAACAATGCAAGCATCCACCCAAGAGACTCTTTATATGGTGGGTAGGTGAAATACTTTGTATTTGTTGCTGTGAATGTGGAGCCGTCTTAAAGGGTGGAGCTAAATAATTAATCAACTCACAATTCGAGTAAGGGGGTAATTATGGAAACTAAAAATGCAATTATTGAAGGGGCAATAATCACCAACGATGATCACGGATGTTTGACTGCATGGCTTCATTTAGGTTATGGCGGATCAGGACAAGGCTTTGGTGGCCATTCTCTATACCTTCCCAAATCCTTTAAGCATCATAAAGTGGATAGTGGATATGCGGGTCATTTTATATGGCGTGTTATGGAAATTGCCGATGTATCAGAATGGGGTAAACTCAAAGGGAAAACCATTAGAGTTAAATCAAGTCATTCCAAGGTTGAAGCTATTGGTCATATTACTAAAGATGATTGGTTTAACCCTGGAGCTGATTTCAATAAAGATTAACACCGCCTCGCCGCTAATGGCTGGCACTGAAAGGAGAGTTTATGCTTACAGTTTATGCTAAAGGGATGGTTTGCTGTTCGGTTTGTACTGATTTAAACAATCTAAAGGAAATTGAATTTGCAACTAACGTACAAAACCCAACAGAGATTGAATCAAAATGGAAAATTTCCGGCGAGAAAACTTTCAAGGGTGGGCAGTCAATGCCATGCCCTTGCCATGATAACCCGGAGACTCATAAACATTATTTATTGAATTGTTGATTAACCGCCTCCCGGTACGGCGGATTTTGGTTGTGGCGACTCCAGCACAAATTGGACGCACTGGAGCATTAACGGCAATGTGCTAGGCAGGTGAGAGACCTGTCCACAACCTAATAGTCCGGGCTTACTCCCTTGGGCTGGCCCCTTGAACTTGGGTTCCTGGGGCTGGCTTTGAGAGGAACTTTAGAAAGGAGGAACAATGAAGACGGCAATTTATATTGAAGACGGTGTGACTCAACTGGTTATCACGCCGGAAACAGAGTTTGAAAAAAACTCACTGAATACCTTTGACGGTAAGGAAATGAACTGCAAATTGTTTACTGGATCGTTTTATGATTGCCGTGGTGGTTGGGTCTGCCAAAACAGTTATTATGCGGGTAATATGTTTGGTACTCTTGGTGGCACAAGTAAAGATGACAGTAGTTTAATTATTACGTTAAGGGAGCGGGAGACTAATGAGTGAAGATACCGAGGCCCCTGAGTTCATCGAGATTTCCTTGACAGCGGAGCAAACCAAGTGGTTCATTGACCAGTTGTGTAGAGCGTTGGAAAGATCTCAATTGGAGGCTGAAATGCTCAGGAATCAACTGGAAAGGAGCAAAGCCAATGAGTAACGAGACTGAGATTAAACAAGTACCATCTTATAATAGGAATGGTGGGTATGTTTATCCGCATACTCTTCAACATTTACAGGAAATTGGATACGGGATAAGTCTTGGCATCACCCGGCGCGACTGGCTGGCTGGGCTGGCGATGCAGGGACTTTTATCTAAACCCAGTTTATTAGCTAATGAGGGTGAGATGTTGGAGGGTAAGGTATTATCAGTTGCATCTTATGAAATAGCCGACGCCATGATAGCCGAAGGCAAGAAGGGGGAGTGATGGATTTTAATAATTTCCTACTGCTCTTCAATTTTATTTTGTTTGCTGTATATTCTTTTCGGTTTTGGATATTGGAAAAACCAGACAGAGAAGGTATTTTTGCTATTATATGTCTTATTCTTTTACATTTATTGGGGGAATGAAATGAAAGGTCTCAAACTCACTCAAATAAAATCCCACGGCTTCCATCTCAACTTTAATCGTTACCAGCTCTGGGAACATGACTTAATACCCCAGCACAACCGGAAACCTTTTTGGATGCCTGGCAGGATTATCCACCACTTGAGAACAGGAGCTGAGGCTGATGAGTATTTTAACGTTTTGGCTCCGCATTATGATGATTTAGAGATTGAATTATGGGAGCAGATGACATGACTCACACAATTAAAGTCGAAATGTGGGAAAAGGTTCCAGAGGCAGTTCTGGGCCTTCCTAAAAACTGGAAGATCATTTTCAAGGATTTTGATGAGGAGCATGAGGATAATCGCTTAGCCAAGTACGATAAGGAGGAGGAGAAGTATTATGTTGAGTATTCTATAAGATCTTACTCCGGTGAGAGTATTGCTCCGCTGCTTTTTAAGTATGAAGTGGAGAAGCTCCGGGAGTTGCTTGAGATGCAAGTTAAAACATGGGGAAGAAACCAGTATCGGGGAGTTTTGAAAAAGATTGAGGATTGTCTTAGTGGATATTAAATTCATCATAGACCAGACAGGATACAAGCTCCAGACTTTCCTTAACGGTAAACGTATCCATGCCATTATTTCCAAGTCACATTTGAAGGAAATCAAGAATGTGTCCAGCATGGCACACTTAGAGGATTTGGTGGAGTACGCTAACTACCTGAAAAGAAACAACTTCTGGGACATTGGTCTTGTTGGAAAAGAATACGAGATTTTTTACCGGAAAATAACTTGACAATGGGTGACAAATGACTATACTTTCTAACACTGTGAAATTTTGTAGGGGAGTCCAAAGATGAATCCTGACTTTAAACCGCATATGATTACCGACAAGTTCCTGAAAGCCTGCGAAGAACAGGTGCAGAAGTATTTTGGTGAACGGGAGATGGATTCAGGATGCCTTATATGCCCAGCGATTCCACTCGGTAATTGTTATATATGCCCATTAGGTGATGGTGTCAAGGAATTGGCGTGTATTTACGATCCAACTTATCTTGATTCTTGCCAACGCCGGACAGCAAAAAAATCTGAACTCTTAGCTCGTGGCAACCGCCTGATTAAAATCATGGATGAGCATGGCATCGAGATTTATGACGCAAAGGTGAAGTCATGACAACCCTCATTGACACGCCTGTGAACAGAGAACGATATCGAGCTACGACCATCAGGAAATTCCCGGATTCATTGAAAGAGAGGCTTTGGAAAATTAAAGAGGAAACTGACAAGCAGGTTACCCTGGAAACTATTATTGTAGAAGCCTTGAAGATTGGACTGCCAAAGATTGAGCATAGAATACTTTTCAGGATACCTGATTTTGTGGAGGAGCCGAGGGATGATTAGGACAAGTAAGAAGATGCGTAATCTATATGCAAAGCATTTGAATAAACTTTATGATTATGCGGATGAAAAGTTTAATGACGATGAGTGTTATTTATGCAGTGCAGCAAATCAGCATCCAAAGGCCAGACCATACAACAAAAGAGAATTTAACGGGGATTGTAATTTTTGCCCTCTGACTACTGGGGATACGTGTGCTAGTAGCCTAAGACATATAAATCTACGCCGTAAAATTACCGACGTTTCTGTTTCTAGTTATAATCTTGCAACTCCTGATTCGATCCGCAAGCATGCTCAATGGATTGAGAAACAAATAATCGAAAAGACTGACTGTGAATTTTACTGGACCACAAAATGACAATCCTCATTGACAACTCCACAATGGAAAAAACTGCTTCCTGCCATACAGCAGTTGCAATGGAACGAGTGCTTCATCTCAAGCCTAAAGCCGGTAGCCCTGCACTCGAAGCCGGTACTGCCGTGCACAAGGCATGGGACAAATTCTTTAACGGAGAGGATGTGGAAGTCTGTATCCTGGCTCTGCGTGAGTATTATTCCTCGAAGCTTCCTTACTTTGAAGAAGTCAAACCTACCTATGATCTAGCCAATCTTGAAAACCTCTTCAGGATATGGGCTTCCAAACATCATTCCAGAGAGTTTGCTTGGACCTCTCAGCATGTAGAAAAAGGATTTCAAGTGAAACTGTTTCCTGATTTAGGAGTTGACCTGATTGGGAAGATGGATACATTCGGAGCTGATGGAACAGGGTCTTACTGCGTAGTAGATTGGAAGACTACTGGATATAACTTGGATCAACGCTGGTTCCGTAAAGTTCAGAACGGTTCTCAAGTGAGTGCATACCTCTATGCAATGCAGAGACTCTTTGGATTATCTGTCTGGGTATTCTATATTATGGCCCTCAAGATGAAAGTAGTTCCGATGTCCAGTCGGACTTGTAAAGAGCATAATATGAAATACTGGGATTCCAGGAAGAATGAAGGCTGTTACATGGAGCATGTGGATTACAAGGTAGAATCTGCTTATCGCAATAAAACTCAACTCCTTGGATGGTATCAGGACGCTAGGTTGATTACCCGGGATTACTTAAATATTCTGGACAAGGTAAAATCCATTGACGATATAGGAAGAGTTCCAATGCAAGGGGTTTTTAATAACTCTTGTCAGGATTGTAGCTATCGGGAATTCTGTCACACATTCAACAGAAATCCCAAATCAGCAGAACAGTTGTTTGATTACAAGCCTTGGAGTCCTTTGCTGGATATGGATAAGGAGGATATCTTTTATGAAAATGAATAGAGAAATGATAGAGTTTCTTTTTGATTTTTCTGGTTTGGATTTTACGGAATCAGACAGAATGGAACGAGATAGGCTAGTAGGAGGAGAAATATTTGAATGGAATGAGGCTATATTTACTATTAAAGCGGATAAGGTAGAACATCTGTTGAACAAGTTAAGAATGATGGCCGAAGAATCGTGAAAAAGCAACTGACCATGACGGAACTAACGGTTCTTTGCTGGTTATGTAAGAAACCAAGAAGGCCGGATAAGATAGAAGCTCCCATGATACTTACTCTAGCTTCTGTTGCCTCTTTGATTCAACGATTGAGGAGAGCAGGTTTTGTTGCTGGCAAGTTTATGGAAAAACGTGAGATTTACTTTTTGAGGAGGCCAAGGAAGATGTACAAGATTACTGCTGCAGGCAGAATGGCTGTAGAACGACAAATGAAACTGGTGGGACAACAACTGAGTTATTTGAGGGGGTTGGTGAGATGAACGAGCAATGTGTGAGTTATTGTAACTGGTGCAGTAGTAAGTTTAATGGCATTGATGTTATTTATAAGGGGTATCATCAACATTGTTGGGATAGGAATAAAGACAGAATTGAGGGGTTGGCTCAAACTCTCGAAGAGCGGGTAGAATTATTAGAGGAACGTGTTCGAGAACTTGAAGAGGAGAATTCCTAATGAAAATAAATAAAGTAAAGAGTCTGGGGAGTAAAAATAAAGAAGTGCGATATGGCGATTTATTACCCAGTGATTGTTTTCTTGCTTATCCAGGCGATGATACTATTCGCATGAAAACAGATCAAGGTAATTACTGCTTTCGGGAAAGAATGCACTTTTTAGATAATGATGGAGCTTACTCCACGGACGCAATAATTATTCCTGTAGAGGTTGAGATCAACTGGTGCTACAAGGAGCCTACCCAATGAAAATCCCACCCCTCCACATCCTCATTGTAGGAGAACCCTTTGCAGGTAAGAGTACCTTTTGTAGAACAATGCCCACCCCGAATCTGATCTTTTTCTTTGATCCCATTGGCAAGGATGAAGCCTATCTTGAATGTGGCACCATCCAAAAGGAAGACGATAAAGGTAATCCTCTTCTTAATCTTCAAGGTTGTCCTATGAAAAGAATTTGGAAAGGAGACCAACTTCTATTCCAACTTGAATACTATCATGATGAACAATGGACTGAGGGTTCTCAAGGAGCCCTTGAACCTAATCCATCAGCTTTTGAGAATTTCTGTAAAAGACTTGTAAGTATCGAGCAGGAATTTAATCTTTGGGAAACTATGACCTTGGATTCCTACTCAGGAGCTGAATTAGCTTCACTCCTAAGACAGAAGTATAAGATTAATGCAGGAGGTAATAAAGATTTACGTCATTGGGCTGGGGCAGTCAGAAACGAGA